AAGTCCGGATGTAATTCATCGTAAGCTGTTGCTGTTGGAAGAGAAACAACAAAAACGTCAGGAGGATATGCAGAAGTCTCAAATGGAATCCCAAGAGAAAATGGTTCAGATGCAGATTGAATCTAAAGAGGATCAACAGAAGCATGAGATCGACAAAATCATTATCCAGGAGCAACTGCGTAAAGACCGGGAAATGGAAATTAAAGTGTTGGATACGTACAAGTTCCAACAGGATTTGAACATGGACAAAGACGGAGTTCCTGATCAACTGGAAGCGTTGAAGATTTATCAGCAAATGGAGAACGACAAACGCAAACTTGATCAGGTGGACAAAAAACTCGAAATCGAAAGAGAGAAGATTCACAAAATGTTGAACAAGGACAAGAAAAAGTAAAATCCAAAATTTCTGTGTTTTGCGTAACTGCACAAAAAGCTATATAACATGCTGCATTTGCGCAAAACACAGTTAATAGATACCTTAATTTTGCACTATTACTAAACGAAACCAACGAAAATGGACATCAATTTCAACTTGGAGGACTTTGTTCCAGAGGATTCGCCGCTTGACAACTCGCTGGTAGAACCTAAAGAGGAACAACCCGTACAGGAACCGTCTCAACCGACGGAGGAAGAAAACGAACAGGTGAATCTACCGGTTCGACAGGAAGAGAGTGAGTTTGAGCCGGATGCTCAAGCTGCATTTGAAACATTCAAACGATTAGGTGTAATTGATGATGAGAGCTTCGACGGAAGTTTTGAGTCTATTCAAACGGCACTGGAAGAAAGAGAGAAGAATCGTACTGCTGAAGTAGCTTCGGCGTTTATCGATCAAGCCCCGGAGAAGTACAGGATGTTGCTGCAACTGGTGTACAACGAACTGGACGACAACGAAGGTGAGATTGCGGTAGATAAACTGCAAAAGTTTGTGGATGCGTTCAAAGAAGATTCCAAGAGCGACACTATTCGAGACGAAGAAGATGCGCGGGACTACCTTGAAAAGATTTACTTGGAAAAGGGTATGCGTAAAGCGGCTATCAAAGCGCAACTTGATGAACTTGAACTGGACGATGAACTGATGGCGGAAGCCAAACGTGAATTGGAAGAACGCAAACAGCTTCGGCAACAAGAACTGTTGGAAGAACAGGAGAAGCAATATAACGAGGTGGAACAGAAAAGAGAAATCTTTATGCAGCACCTTGAGAAAGAGTTTCAGGAGAGTGGTTGGGCACCAACTCGAATTACTGCTGTAAAGCAAACCTTGGCGCAGACAAAGGATATTATGGCTAAGGTTAGCAGTAGTCCAAAAGCGGTTGCTCAATTTGCTGACTTCCTGTCGTACTATAAAAACGGAGCCTTTGATATTGAGGCTTACTCAAAACAAGCTGCCTCTAAACAAGTGCAGCAGTTTAAGGACAACATTGTCAAGAGTTCATTTAGAAACAAAACCACCGACAAACGACCGGGTAGCGTCGGTGAAACTTTGCTCAAAGATTTTATTCCAGTTTAAACCTTTTTATCTACTATGACTAACAGATTGACCGCTTTGGTAACTGTTGACCGCGGCCCGTACGGGGGAAGTTCTTGGGACTATGTGCAATATGCAAATATGTTCAAGACCTATGAACCCTTTAAGTTCGGTGTCAAAACCGCTCAACTGTTCTCCTCCGACCCCGCCTCCGAAATTGTGAACAAAAAGTTCACGTACATGACCATTGCTCAAGGCAACGTGTATGTGATTGACGGTGGCAAAGACGAGTATGAATGGGAAATGGTTGGTAACGCTTACGTTCCCGCAACCATTACTCAGGATATTCTTAATGGCAACACGCAACCTGGTAAGGGCAACAGTCGTTTCAAAATCGCCCTTGACAAGCCGTGGTACCATGAACCCGTCCTTCTGAAGACGGAAGATGCCAACGCCCCCCTCCTCCGTATCATCGGTCACTCGCGTCCCCTCGGCAACATGTCGTGGGAATACGAAGTGGAACTGCAAACGTCGGATCCCCTCGATTACATTTCCCCGGACGTTCTGCAACCCGGTCGTGTGATGTTCGATGTGGCTACCGCCGTTACGGACAACCTCAACTACAAAGCCGGTGGTGATCAATATGCGCAAATGTTCAAACTGCGCTCCCAGGTCGGCAACGTTGCTCGTAAACTCGAAGTGGACGACAAGACCATCCGCGCTGAAATTGCTGCTCGTAAGAAGTCCGGTAAGTTTGCCGGTCCCACGGGTTATGACGGCGTTGGTGTGGGTTATGTCTTCAACCAAGACTTCATCAATCCCAAGACGGCTCAAAAAGTCCAACAGGGTGTGTTCATTTCCCAAGCAGAAGCTCGTCTTCTGAACCTGGTGGAACGTGACCGTGAGATGCTGATGGAGTTCGGTCGTACCCAGAACACCATTGACCCCGATACGGGAACCTCGCTGAAGGTTGCTCCGGGTTGGCGGCAAATTGTCCAGGACGGCCACTACATGATGCACAACGGTTCGCTGTCCCTCGATAGCATCTTCCAGTACCTCGACACGATTTTCTTCGGTCGTACGATGTTCTCGGATCGTCATATCCGTATTGCTACGGGTTCCGCCGGTGCTCTTCTCTTGGCTCGTCTGTTGCAAAATGAATACGGCTCGGTGCTGACGGTTGACACCATGTTGATCAACAAGACCAAGTCGGAGTTCCACAGCAACTCGATGGAAGTCGGTCGTCAGTTCACGAAGTGGTTGGCTCCCAACGGCATCGTGGTTGAACTGGTGTACGATCCCATCAAGGACAACAAAGCTATCTTCCCGCAACTGGCTCCCGGTTCCAACTACCCCATCGAATCGTTCTGCATGGACATCTTCGACTTTGGTAAGACGGACCAGAAGGCTTCGGGTTCCACTCGCGATGAGAACATCACTATGGTGATGCAGGACGGTGTGGAGAGCTACTACACGGTGTCCAACGTGTACGACTTTGAAACCGGTGCTGAAAAGTCCGGCGGCAACGTGTACGCTGAAAACAAGAAAGCGAAAATCGTTCGTGAAATGTCCGGTTCGCTTTGTGTGTGGGATACCTCGCGTATTGGTCGTATTGAATACGTCCCCGATACCTCCTACTAATTGAATCCTTGGAGGGGGTGGTGAATCTGCCCCCTCCTTTTTTTGAACGCAAGAAAACGCAAATCAAAATGAATCCAACGAAAACCATTCACGTATCCATTGCTCCCAGGACTTCTGATCCCCAAGGTCGCGGTTCTTTTACTATGACCTACAAGGACTCTTTCGGAAACGATGTACGTCACCCTCTTGACATTATTCGGGATACCCGTGGACAAGCTATCGTCCTTCAGTTTTCCCCTAACCACAACAAGGGTAAGTACATCACCGGTCTGGAAGAAGAAATTAGCAACCCTTGGTACAATGAGAACGGAAAAAGCTACTTGAGCGGAAAAAACAACTGGACGGATGAACAGTTGACTTCTATCAGCAAACGCCCTTTGATTACCAAGCAACTGTGGCTTGAAGTAAAGTTTGATCAAACACCCGGTTCGCTAAAGTCGGATTTGTTGACTCAGAGTCTTCGTGATTCTATTAACGCATATAAAACTCGACAAGCGACCATCATTGAAAGCTTTGAACTGTTTATCTATCCCGGAAAGCTGAACGTGTTTAAAGATGATTCTTTGAGAGGTGCATTGGCCATTCAGCTTTGTGAGAACAGCAAACTGGTAGCACGGTCGAAAGATGAAATTCGTCCCGGTACGTCGAAAGCGTATATTGCTTTGGAGAACGAAGAACTGGAAGAGAAATTCAAGAAAGAGCAGTTGGTGGATGAAGCCATTGCATCGTTGACAACTATCTCGAAGAAGAACAAAGGACGCGACCTTTACAAGATTGCGGTTGTTCTTACCCATCGTACCACGGGTGCTTCCCTTGTTTCCGGTGAGGTTTCCAACGAAGCGGTTTATGGAGCTGTCAGAGCTTTCATCAATTCCACTAAGAAAGAGCAACCGGAGAACATCCGTCGCTTTACGTCTATTTCTGAAATGGCTACTACTGCCGCTTCCCGTCCTCGTTTTGAAGCTATGTATGCGCTCAAACAAGCTTTGAACAGTGGTGTATTCCGGGCGGACAAAGGTTTTATCTGGTGGCCCTCGAAGTCTGATCTTCCCCAGTGGCACAAACTTGGACAGGAGCAAGATGTAATTTCTTTCCTGACCAGTGAGTACGAAGCGTACAACCCCAAAAAACCGGATGGACCTTCCAACGCTTGGAAAGAACTTAAAGAAGAACTCCTCAACAAAAAAATTGAGATCGCGTAGTGAACATCGACGAAATGCACTTTGAGGTAAAGTTTCGAGCCAATAAGCTTGATACTAATGTGTTGCGGGACTTACCTCCGGCGCATATCGACAGAGCTATAAATGCCGCAACCACGGACTACGTGGAAGGCTTTTACTCTGGAAAGATGTCAACGGCATACGATCTTGGATTTGAAGTAACGCAGCAGAGAACGGATATGCTCTCGACCTTGGTGGTCAAGAATCCCGAACAATCCGATATTGCACCCATTAACTTTGATTCAACGCTCAACGTCTATGAGGTTCCGTTCTCTTCTCTTGCGTTTGACTACGCTCACATTCTAAGGGCTTACGTGTTTACCGATTGTTCCGGTTGGTCTTTGACAAATTTGCAGTTGGTACAACACGATGACTTGAACGTGGTGTTGATAGATCCTTTAAGAAAACCTTCCCTGAAATGGAGACGGTGCATCGGTGCTATAGGAAAGACCAATAATAATATTGGTGAGAGTTCTTTATACGTGTACACGGACGGACAGTTTGCGGTGAACTCCGTTCGTATAGAGTATATTAAAAAACCCGTGGTTGTCTATTTCGGCGGATACGATTCGTTGGATGGACTATACACTACGGGAGACCCCCAGGTAAATTCCGATCTGCCGGAGCAATATCACTCGCTGCTCGTGGACATGACGGTACAGAATCTTTATCGTACATTGTTGGTGCCACAGGGAGTGGCCATCAACCAAAAACAGTAAATTATGCCAACTACCAAGAAAACCACTTTTTTGCAAAAGGATTGCTTTATTGTGGCGGGTAACACCCAAACTGCATTTCCTACCGCTACGCCTTCTTTCCCTAACAACAATCTTGTTGGAACGGGTACGGCGTTGAATCTGCCGAACGGCTTTATCTCCGCCGTTTGTTCGTCTTCCGACAGCACTGTTCGTGATTATTACGAACACCTTCAAAACACGGACACTTATCCGGGCGTTCCTTCGATTTATGTTGTTCAAGGAACTCCGGCTTCTGCTAACTTGGCTCTTGCCGGTCACTTTGGTTTCGGTGATCAGCCGGTGGTAAAGTCCGACTCGATTATCGGTGATCGTATTCGCAGCGTATCCACGACTTTCCCGAACTACGGGTCGTTCAATGCTATTTCGATAACTTCCGTGGCTACTCCCACGTCCAACACCAACTATGCTGCTTCGGTGGTGATGCGCGGAAGCCGTCAGCACACCTACTATGGTCAGGTGCTTGATGACCGTCAGTATGCTTCGTTTGTAACCCCCGACTACACTGCTTTGGGTTACACGGCTACCCAATCGCGTAGCCACATGCTGCACAATGTCGCCGGTAAACTGGCAACGTTCTCCAAGCTGTGGTCCAATGCTCCCGGTCGTCAGCGCGGTCGTAAGAACTTCATCGTGTTTGGTATCAACCTTGCTGGTACTTCCACTGGTCAAGCTCTGGGTACTATCAACAACGGTCTGTCGTTTACTTGGGCTACGGTCAACGGTACGTCTTTGACGTTTACTGCCGACTACGCTTTTGTTCAAACCGTTTCTGCTCTTATTGCAAATACGGCTTTGACGACTACCTCGGAAATTGTTCCCCTGAACACGGCTTTTCCGATTGCTGCTGCCAACATCATCGACGGATTCATCGTCTGTGCGCTGGATGAAACGCTGCCCATTGCTTTCACCGATATTCCGACGATGCGCGAACGTGTCATCTGTGGTCTTGAAGGTGGGTTCCGTGCCGCTCTTCCGACTATCGAAGAAGGTTCGGATAGCCGTGAGCCGCTGAACGTTGGTCGTCTTCTGTGGATGCGTTGGAGGGCTAATGCTGCTATTCAGAACTCGCAACAGAACCAACCGCACGGTGACTTCTTCCCGACCGTTCCCCTGTACTTTACCAACGAGTACTCGGCACTGTACACGGTCACGGAGATTAAGTACTTCGATGATCTGGAGCCGATGAACAGCCATCAGATCTTTGAGAAGTCGGTGGTAATGTTGTTCCCTGCTGCTGCTACCAACCCGACGGCTACTGCCGGTACTTTGGCCGGTGGTGCTGTGGATTACACGTATGACACAACCAACAACACTCTGATTGCGGACACCAACACTATTCTCGGTGATTGGCTGCAAAGTGCGTACAACTACAGCAACTTTACGCTGCACGGTCTGTGTACGTCCACGACCTTCTTCTTCTAAGAGATTGTTTGTACTGGGGGAGGGGAGGTTATCCTCTCCCCCTATTTTTTTGTCTATGACTCTTGCAACAAACGAAAGCTGTACGCAAATTACGGCGACTACTCCAGATTCCGGACTTCTTGGATTGTGGTACAGTGGTCAAGAACTGGACGTGGACATTACTTGGGCAATTAATGATTGCACCAATACAACCGTTACACTTCCAAACCGGTATCCGTTTAACGGAACCATCACTAATTGCGCAAAAGTTGGAGATACGCAACACAAATTTCGGTTGAACATAACCGGAATGCCACTATCGTATCTTTCTTCTATATCCGTTGTTTCCTATAACGGAATTGTTACCTTGACCACTATTTCGCAGTTTGTCTATGAGCTGTTGATTAACGACTCTACATGGACGCTGGGTAATCCGAACATAACCTTTTTAATCAAAGACACGGCGGGTAACGAATACACCGTTACCTACGTGTTTAGTTCGCTGACCAGTGAGATCAAGTGTAGCAACTTCCAAATTCTTGAAATAGAAACCATCTACCCGGAGCTTCCTTGCGGTGTTGCGTATGATTCTGAATCAGAAACGATGACGTTCACCTACGGATTTTTCTTTGGTGCGCCTTGTGAGTCTACTTTGGCTCTTCCTTGTAGTGTGTACAACATGGCCATTGAATCGGAGGTATCCTGTATTTTTGTTTGTTGTGACTTGGTGTGTCTTGCTACCGCCGCATTTGAACTTAAAGACCTGACCGAAACTCTGGATGTTTACCAAGCTTTGATTTACCTGAATGAGTTACATGCTCAAGGATCTACGTGTGTTGATTGCAACCAGATGGTAGCTATCTATACGCACCTTCGTTCACTGACCAAAACCAACGGCAATGTACCCAGTACTGGATGCGGATGCTCTTCAATGTCTTAAATGCGAGTATGTTCGTCGCGTATATCTGTACGTAGAGGGCAAAAAGTATTTGGTTGACTGTAACGATGAGTTAATGGAAGATGCTCGGAAAATACGCCGGGTGTTGTTTCTGATACAACAAGGCTGCAACTTCAAGTTATCGCTCTGGGAAAACTTTGTTGCTCTACAAAAACGTTTGTGTACCAATTTTGGTAGGAATACCTGCTTTGAATGTACGTAGCCTTAAAGATATTTACTAACCGTTTGGGTGTTCCGGTGTCTATGCTGCCGGAGAAATACGCCTTTGATCTTACCGGATACATAAACGGTTTGATCGGTACGGCTTTGGATAACGTTGATCACATAACGTTCAACACTACTCCAACCGGAACACCAACGGAAGGTACTCTTGTTTGGAACAATGACAATGGAACCCTTGACTTAGGTCTTGGTGGCGGCGATGTAGTTTTACAGGTAGGTCAACAGAACATGACCAGGGTTATCAATGACACCTCGGCAATTTTGTTGAAGTCTGCTTACAAAGCAGTTTACCCCTACGACGCATTCAGTGAGCGCGTAAGCGTTCGTTTAGCGAGAGCGGATGCTTCTACCACCAAAGATGTTTTAGGGCTTGTAGTGGAAGATATAGCGGTTTTAGGGGAAGGTTTTGTGTGTACCCTTGGTGAAGTTGAGAATATTGACACAACCGGTACACTACAAGGTGAGATATGGATGGACGGGGATGTTCTATACTTGTCACCAACGGTTGCCGGAGGACTGACAAACGTCAAACCTACTTCTCCAAATTACCGCATTATTGTAGGTTACGTTACGTACACCCATGCGACTTTAGGTAAGATTTACGTTAAACCCAATTATGGCTACGGATTGGCAGATATTCAAGATGTGTATGTAGCTACTACGCCGACCAACAATGACGTGTTGACATGGGTATCTGCTAACTCCAGAGCGGAGTTTTTACCTCCTTCTGGATCTGCAACTCCCGATCTTTGTTCGGTATTAACCGCAGGTAACTCAGCGTGTTTAGACATAAACCTTAACCAGAATAACCTGACCAATGTCGGTTCTATTGACTTTGATATTACTCCGGCAAATGCCGGGGCCGTGGCGCGAATGCAGTGGAACAATACCGACGGCACCCTGGACCTCGGCCTAAAGGGCGGTGATGTAACACTCCAAATAGGGCAAGAAATCGTTAGCCGTGTGGTCAACAAGACGGGCACCAACTTGACGGAGGCCGGATATGCCGTCGTGCGTGTTGACGATGCGCAATTTCAGCGGCTTAGGGTGGACTTCGCTCAAGCTGACACGGCCCTCAACGCACGGGGCACCCTCGGTGTGGTCACGGAAAATATCGCCAACAACCAACAGGGCTTCATTACACTGGTTGGTGTGGTGCGCGAAATCAACACTACCGGATCCCTGCAAGGCGAGACGTGGAATGATGGCGATGAGCTTTGGCTGTCGCCTACCACGCCGGGCGGCCTTACGAACGTGCGGCCGTTGGCCCCATACTTCAAGGTATCGGTCGGCTACGTCGAACACGCGCACGCCATTAACGGAAAAATCTATGTTCGAATCGGCGAGGCTATTGGGTTCGATGACCTTCACAACATGAATGAAACCGGTACTGAAATAACTGGTCAAGTGATGACGTGGCTAAGCGGTGGTTACGGACAGTTTATAACTCCTCCGTATCCAAGCTATCTTAAGAATAGTGTACTGCAAAGTGTAACCGGTACTACCACCGCTACTATTTTACAGTCAATCTTAATTCCGGCAAACACCTATGCTGTCGGTGACGTTATTGCTATTATGTACCGGTGTGTAAAATCTGGAACTGCAAATACAGCGGTGGTAAGACTACATGTCAACACCAGTCTTTCTACCGTAGGTATGTTGACATTTACTGGTCAAACGTTAGCAGCCGCCGGTACATTTCTTCAAGTAGAGAGAACGTTAAACATCATTAGTGCTACCAATACGCAACTCTTTGGTGCGACCTCGGCGTTAACTACAGATAGCCAAAACAGTTCAACAGCGGTTACTTCCCTTAACATTGACTGGACAGTAAATCAGTATATTTTTACGGTTGGTACCTTGAGCAGTGCCGCAGATACAGTAACTTCTAACTTCATAATCCTGACGCGGAGATGAGAACTGTACCTTGTGGACCAAACGGACAACCTTTGGAACCTATTGTTCCCCCCATGCCGACTATTTATGACGGTACTGACTTGTGGGTATTTGACAATGAAAAAGAGTTTGAGGAATGGTGGAACACCAAATATCCTCCACAGAATAGTATTGAAGAAACAGAAGAACAACTTTGACAACTATGGATATACAACCTATCAAAATTCGTTCGTCGGTCATAAACTCCAACCAGTTTATGCACGGACCAAACCAGTTTATCCAACAACTGGGATCTCTTGCTTTTGAGGGACAGTTTGACCTTACTGAATACTTGAGGCAGTTTTTGATTGCGTACAACGCTTCCAACACAACCTCTTCATTTATTGTGAATGAAAACCCGGCATACACAACCAGTTTGTCGGAAGCCATGTTGCAGTATACCCTTATTCCGGCAAACACATTTGAGAACGGAACAATGGCAGAAGTATTGATGCGGTTCACAAATATTGATTCTTTTGCCGATGCGTATGTAAATGTTTATGTCAATACATCTGCATCTCTTTTGGGGGCACAATCCCTTGCAACAGTTACCATGCCGTCTCCAACCAAGTATATTCAGTTGGTACGTACGCTGCATTATATTGACCTTTCAAATGGAACAGTAACTTTTCCAATTGGTCAAGACAGCGTTACTGAATATCAATCTGATTCTATGCCGACAGCACAAATAATAGACTGGACGGTTGATCAATATATAATTACGGCAGGGGCTGTAGGAAACGCTCTTGATATTTTAGAGTCCCAACTTACTTTCATCAAATACTACAAACAATGACAATAGTTCCTTGCAATTCTGACGGATCCCCGGTAACTCCGGCAGTTCCGCAGAAACCCAGTTACTTTGACGGATCGGTGCTGATTTTATTTGACAGTATCCAAGAGTGCAAAGAATACATCAGCAATTTGAAACAACCTTCTTAAATTGAAATATGGAAACTCAAGACATAAAAATTTCGTCGAGGGTAATTAACTCTAATCAGCTTAATCCCCCTAACCTGTACAGGTTTATTAGTAAGACGGAAGGTGATTTTAACCTTACGGAATACTTAAGAAACTTTGTAATGTCTTACGTAGGAATAGGAGTCAGCGATGGCAATAAGGGTGACATTACTGTATCTGGATCTGGTTCTATTTGGACTATTAATGCCGCTGCGGTTAACAACTCTAGGTTGTCTAATATGGCCGCCAATACTATCAAGGGCAACAATACCGGTTCTCCTACGGCACCTATTAATTTAACGGTTGCACAGACAACGGCAATGTTGAATGTATTTACCGATACCCTCAAAGGTCTTACCCCGGCTTCTGGCGGCGGTACAGCAAATTATCTTCGTGCTGATGGTACCTGGCATATTCCTACTGGTACAGGTGGTGTTACAGACGGTGACAAGGGCGATATAACGGTGTCTAATGCCGGTGCAACGTGGACTATCGACAACGGTGTAGTTACCTACGCCAAAATTCAAAACGTTGCTCAAGATAGAATTTTGGGTCGCCTTAATCCAGGTTCTGGTCAAGTACAAGAAGTAATTTGTACGGCTACCGGTAGAACCCTTATAGCAAGTGGAAGTATGGCAGACGCAAGAAACTTTCTTGGTCTTGGAACTGCCGCTCTTTCCAATACTACCGATTTTGCCGCTGCGGTACACACTCACCCTTCTGCTCAAATATCGGACAGTACTTCGGTTGGTAGAACTTTGTTGACGGCGGGTACAGTAGGACAACAACACACGGCTCTTGGTTTGACTTCTAACGCATCTACTCTATTTGGTAGAGGCAGTGCAGCCGGTGCTGGTAGCATTGAACCTATTACGTTGGGTACAGGTCTTTCAATGAACGGTACTCAACTTTCGGCAAGTGTTAATGCGTCCGTATCAAAAGTTTTTTCCGGAACTTCCACCACATCTTTAACAGAGGCGATAATTGCTTCAAATGCTCAACCTTTTAGCACTATTAACAGCGGAGATTTTTTTGAGCTTTCTGTGTTGGCGCAAAGACAAAATACTTCTAATGATGCCACAATTAGAGTGTATTTAAACTCCAGTTACAGTTTGACGGGAGCACAGTTGATTGCAACTTATACACTCACCGGATCTGAACTATCGGTAAATTTACAAAGGACTTTTCGAAAAGATGTTCTTGGTAATATTTATCAGTTTATTACTCCTGCCGTTAATGCAAATACTGCGGTAGATGGATCAAGTAACTCTTTAATTCAAAGTGTTACTGTTCCGTTTGTTTACCTTATTGTCAGCGGTCAAACAACTAATGCCGCAACAAATGTTCATGCTTACGCTGTTCGCGTAACTAAGCATACTAATAGTTAATTATCGCCATTAATCGGCACAGAGAAAACCAATTACAAAAAAACAAATCAATTACAATGGCAACAGAAAAATACATCGCTTCGTCGGTGTTCGTAAACGCCCCTACGGGGACTGATCTCAATTTTGGCAATGGTGTTTCCTTTAATGCTCTTGTCAATGAAGTATCGCAAACCAACAATGTATTGGTTGGCGCATTTGTCGGAGACTATTATCTGACTGGACAAAAAAGTGTTGTAACCGTTGATACGGTAAGTTCGGGAGTTATGTATCTTCCTGAAAATCCCGAACCGTGGAGTGACTTTACGATAAACAACTTTTCCACGGGAAGCATTGTGGTCGGAAGCTCTTCCGGTGATTTCAATTATCTTGGAACCACTATCGGAACCACCATCAATATCCCGGCAAACGCAAGTTTTCGGTTTGTTCGTAACGATGCCGGTGAATGGGCTGCTATTCCCCAGGCTGATTTGACGGTGAGAAACTTGGTAGTAACCCTGTCTTCTGCGGATGTTTTGACTCTGGGAAGTATTCCGGTGGTACTCCTCAACGCTAAAGTCGGTGTTGCGTACGAACCCCTGTCGCTTACTTGGAAGACCAACTTTAATACCACGGCGTATGACGTTACCTCGGTAACTTCTATTGACCTTACGGTTGGCGGAACGTCTTACTTTTCTGACACGGCTCTTCTTCCGTTGACTGCTTCTACCACGAAGTCGTTCTCCTTTGCTCGGTTTACAGGTGATGCAATTGCTCTTTCTACCAACACGGCAATTTCTTTGAGCTGTGTAGGAGGAGACCCCACCTTGGGAAATAGCACCGTTACTATCGAGTTGCTGTACAAGATCAACACTTTTGCTTAAACTCAAGAACGCAGTCCGGTGTATTATCACTGGGCTGCGTTTCTTATTAACTCAATAACCTATGCAGTACGAAGAACTATTCAGGTTGATGATGTATGCCATTAGCGGATTGTTTTCTGCACTGGTTGGCATTATCATCTACTATTTGAAGAAGATGGTGGAGAAAGTAGAGTTTCTCGGCGACGGTCAAGACGAAATCAAAAGTTCATTGGTGCGCATAGAAACCGACATGGTAAACATCAAAAACAATTACAGCAACCTTTCGGCAAAAACCGAGGGTTTGTCCATGACGGTAAACGAGCATAGTGTAAAAATTGCCAAACTTGAGGCACGGGTTGAGAATCAAAACCACAAAGAATCGGCATAATGGAAACACTCAAAAAACTTGCCGTCAATCCGGAAACACTTGCTGCGTACAATCGTCCGTTTCGATCATTTGTGTGGATAGTTCTTGTTGCACTAAGCTGTTTTCAAGTAGTCCACATTGGAACGGAGTTACAACTTTTGATATTCGCAGACTTGGGCATTTATGGTATCAGCAGAAGTGCCGAGAAAATCAACATCAAAAACAAGGGGGTGTAAACTCCCTTGTTTTATTTTGTTCACAAAGGAACGAAAAAACAGCTATTTGTGTATTATATTTGCGCTCTGTATGAAACACGAACTTGAAAAGTTTTTTAGAAGTGTTGAAGGTGGTGGCAAAAGTGTCACTTGGCAAAAAGCCGCTCTGAACTTCAACATGAGTGGTAACGCACTAAGAAAGCGTTACAAGAACTGGAAAAACTCCAGATTTAGAAAAGGAGAGAACACAACTCAAGACGGTGTGTGGATATGTATATTTGATGCTCACGTTCCGTTTCAGAACAAGAAAATGTTTGAAAGTATCAATATCTTGATACATTCAATACGTCCTTACGGACTTGTTCTGGGTGGTGACTTCTTGGATCTCAATTCGCTTTCTGCACACGATAGAGGTAAAGTACCCATTCCCGGACTGACTCTTGGAAAAGAGTATGCTGAAGGAAACAATGTACTGGATAGCTTGGAGAATTACCCTTTTAAGAAGAAGGTGTACCTGTGGGGAAACCATGAACATCGTCACGACCGGTACATCAAAGACTCCGACAACTCAAAGATCCGGGATGCTATCAGAGGTCCTATGGAAGCACTGGGTTTGATACAAAGAGGGTATGAGGTGTACGAGAGCTATCCCTCGGATGAGTTTATCCTGGGTGATCTGAAGATATATCACGGCGAATCTTTTAGTCAGCATTGTGCGTATAATGATCTTCAGAAGATAAAGAAGTCGGTTATGTTCGGTCATGTTCACCGACAACAATCTTTTCACGAACGAGAAGTAGAAGCTCACGCAATAGGATCGGCGGCTGATCACACGGCTCCGGTTTTTTCGTATGCCTCCAAGATACAAAAACAAGTTTGGTGCAACGGTTTAGCTGTTGTAACTGTTATTAACGGGAAGTCATTTGTAGAAACCATACGCTATAAACATGGAAAGATTGTATTCGGCGGAAAGCCTTATTGAGAAATTTGGTGATATTGTGTTCGATGAGGCTCTTCATCGGTACACCCTTGACGGAAATACTGCACCCAGTGTATCGTCCGTAATAAAGAAATTCTACAAGGAGTTTGACGGAAGCAAAGCTCCGAGCTACTTGAGGAAGCAATGGAAGGAGAAAGGAGATAAAGCAGCAGCCGCCGGTACAAAGGTACACGAGTTTGCAGAGAACTACATTGAGTACTGCGGTAAACCCAAGAACAACAAAGAGCTTGGTGTAGTACAGTTCTTGATGGATGTAAACCCGGAGGTACTGCAAACCGAACAGCGGTTGTACCACTACGACTTGAACTACTTTGGAACAGCTGACTTGTTGCTGAAGGTTGATGGAAAGATTATCCTTGCTGACTGGAAGACCAATGAAACGCTGCACAAGGACTACGGAGATAGTTTGTATGAACCGTTTGGGGAGTACATCAACAATGCTCACAACCGGTACATGTTGCAGTTGGGACACTATGAACTTGCTTTGGAGCAGGTTATAGACATAGACGAAAGATGGTTGATACACTTAACGGAGGACGGTAATAAGTACTACAAGGTTTATCCTATGAAGGACGTTACCGAAACCTTAAAACAATACTACGATGACTGTACAAGAAGGAATATCGATAATCAGGTCGCTGATCAACAAGACCAGTGACGACAACACTTATACCGATGAGTTACTCTACGAACTACTCGCTAAAGCCAGGGCAGAAATACTGGACAAGGAGTACAACAAGTTTGAGTTCAAGTCTAACTTTGACCGGTATTCTATCTGCGTACCAATGTGTGTGGCAACGTCACACGACTGTTCCTGTGTACCCGTTGGATGCGTGGTTCTAAAGTCTAAGTTTCAGATTCCCCGTTCCCTGACGCAACGTGTCCGAGATAGTATGGAGGTCTATACGCTTGGAGAAAAGCGATTGCTTCCTATGACCAAGGAACAAGTTGAATCGTTTAAGTGGTCGCAATTCAGAAAGAACGCTGTTGGTTGGGAGATTCGGGATCGTTACTTGATTCTGTGGAACGCAGATACCGACAACGTTCGTCCACGGGTAGTGCGTATAGACATGGTTCCGGAGGATGTAGTTGAGTTGGCTTCTATCCCTAAGTGTGATGAGAACGGTAACTACACCGGAGAAACGTGTATTGATCCCTACTTGGTCGATCTTCAAATGAAAGGTGCTTATGAACTAATGGCGTATGAAAGAGTGCTGAAGTTTTTGGGTATCAAAGAGCAGTTCCCTCACGATATGACGAACAACGCTAATCCAACGAACTAATGAAAAAACGTGTAGGGTTGAGTGAGTTGTACATGATGTACACCCACAAGAAGCAAAACGGAAACTCGAAGCCGTATGTACCACAATCTGAACGAACAGATGATGAGTACTCGGTAACGTTCGAGGAATGGAAGAAAATCCTGTATAAGCACTTTGATGAGCTTTTGGATACCCTGTTCCAAGGTCTTCCTGTTGAGCTACCCTACAAGTTGGGAGTAATACGTTTGAAGAAGTACAAAAGGTCCAGAGTATCGTTTGCTAAAAGCATTAAGCGGTATGGACATACGCACCGGGATAAGGGTCTGTGGATAACCGACAAGATGCCCATGAACGACGGCTATGGGTTACTGGTTGATTGGCGCAAGGGAAACCATAGAGCCACCGATCTGTACAAGTTTACCATTGCTAAAAAGACGTTTCTCGACCGGTGCGACAAAGTTGATTTCTTTAATTTTTCCGGAAGAACATGAGATACATACCTATAAAAACTGTTCTGTCGTATGTTTCCCAGAACATGCGCAAACAAACTGACGATGATACCATCCTCGACTTGGCCATCCAAGCTTACCGAACTATGGAATTGTCGAATCGCTTTGAGCGTAAGATTGAAGTATTGGAAGTCAAAGACAACCGGGTTGAACTTCCCTGTGACTGGAAGCGTATCGTCCGGGTAACTTGGTGGGAGGATATGCCGTGTCAAAGTGACGTGGAAGACCTCTGTTCCAATTCTACGGCTACTGCGGAGGATACTACCCCTCAAGGTGAAAGTACCCTTGCAGATACCATTGGACCTCCCTGTACCACGGTGTTCTATCGCATTTGGGAAAACTCGGTGGTGTACAAACGCGGTGAGGAACTGATTTACATGGGAACGGCCAATAACGTATTCTGTGAAGATTGTCCCAATCCTACGAATCTGACGTGTAGCAGCTACTTCTCCCTCAACCACAACGGCAACATGGTAGTCCATAACCATGCAACCGGATGGATTTGTTTTGACTACCTCGGCGAAGTTACCTGTGACGATGGTACACCCATGATCCCGGATGACGAAGACCTCAAACAAGGGTTGGCTTTTTATGCAGAAGCAATGGAAGCCAGGAACAGAATGTGGACCAAAGAAGAGGCAATGATGAAGATTGCCGATGATGCTCTACAGAAAGCTGAAATACGTCTGAAGAGATTCCGTGGTCGTGCTATTGCTCATGGACTGGATAGACGTAAGATCAACAGCATCCAAGGAAGAAACCTCGTTTACCTTAGATTCAAATCTGTATGGACCTGATTGAAGAAAAACCCGACAAACCTATAAAAGGTCTAATTACCGATATGCACCCTCTGGATCAACCAGAGGGTACTTGGCGTTCGGCCCTAAACATGAACGTCTCCGATGCAGAGTTTGACGGAAACCTGGTATCCGAGGCTTCTAATCAATTCTGCTATCAGGTAGGTACTGGACAAACGGTTGTTGGTCACGTCGAAATGAACAACAACTCTGTACTGGTCTGTTCTACGGACGGTACTACCTCTTACTTGGGAGTTGCCGTCGACTGTACCTACCAACAGATATTGGCTACCAACTGTCTTGGCTTTGACCCCTGTTACCCTGTTCGAGGGGTGTTTAAGATTATCAACGGCTGTGAGCGGATTGTAACGCTGTACGACGGTAAGAACACGGACAAGTACCTCAACATTGACCGGTTGCAGGATTACTATACGGGAGAAGAGTTTGACTGTACCAAAGCAGATTTAGCTTTCTTTACCCGGCAGCCGATTCTGTCTTATGAAACTACGTTGATTGGTGGCGCACTTCCTCTGGGATCGTACACGTTCTTCGTAGAGTGTCTTGATCGTGACCTCAACCGTATCGGTGTCAGTAACGAGTTGGCGCAAATTATTATCGTTGACAACAGTGATGGTGGTGCTAATATTGAACAAGTACCGGCTACCGACGGCGGTGTTCCGTTGACCAATAAGCGTTTACGGTTCTCTGTGACCAACGTCCCGGAAAACGTTATCTACCTACGGTTGTACGCCAATATCTATCGTACGGGTGATGGATTGACGTATGAGACGTTCTACACGAACGACTTGCGGCAAATAACGGATACGGTCACTTACCTTGAGTTCTCTACGCTCAATGCTTCCAGTGTGACCAGAGCAGATGCTAAACCGTTGGTTGTACCCAATTCCTTTTACACCAAGTCTAAGAGCCACGAGATTGTAACCGGGAGATTGGTGAGAGCTAATATTGAGGAGAAGACATACGATTGGTCTATCTTCCAACGGGAGATTTCAAAGGCTATTGTAAATTGGTTTTTAGAAGACATAGAAGAAAAGAAGCCTATTATTGGATTTACATACGTATATCCTCAAAGTTTTGAAATAAATCTTGGAGGTGACAATATTGGATATACTCCTGGAGGAATGTATAATCCTTATATTCCTTTTGAAAATCCGGCAGAATATTTAAGAAGATCTTCTCCATACAGTTATCAAAGAAACAACTCTACGACTTTCTACTTGGAAAACACTACGTTCATGTCGGACGAAGTATACTCCATTTGGATTCGTCCGGTTATGAAAGGTGGGATTACAGGACCGCAGTTTCATGTTCCAGGAAGACCTATGGACATGACAGCAGTTCTTGACCCAAGTAGTCCTACAGTAATTAACGATCTTACTAACACCATTATGGTGTCTTCTGGTAATGCTTATAGTTACAGTAGGGCGTTGTGTCCAATAGGAGAGGGGTGGGACAGTTATACGTTAGTTGTAGAGGCCCCTACACTACCTCCATATCCGTTTAATAATCCCAGTCAAGTTTGGGTTGAAGAAGTAAGACAATTTGGAGTTGATACTGAAACAACAGATATAGGTTACGGACTAAACACCGACCCTGCAAAAGGAACCGTTGGTAATACTTTGATACCTCGTTGGTTATTGTTCAACACAGGTATCAACTACAACTACACGTATTCCCAGTATCTCAACGTAATGGCTTATTATCAGTGCGAGGAGAAATATCCAACCGTTGAAACTTGTGACGGAGAAGACTATTGGGGAGAAGATTATTGGGGTAATGTATTGGTAGATACTCCTATTCGTCATCATCGTATTCCCGATTTAGGATGTGTAGATTACCTTTGGAAAATTGACCCTGTAACAAAAAAAGGAGAGAAGAAAAAAATAACACTTACGGTATTCAATGTACAATTTCCGGCACAGTACGAAAATGACGTCGAGTATTACGAGATAGGAATTACCAAAAGAACTCCTGCTAATTCTACTATTGTTGACAAGGGAATACTTTATCACGCAGTAAAGTATATTCCGAATTATGCCGACATAGGTCTTAATGCTGCTGACACTGGTAAGTTTCCGTATTACGCAGATGCTTTCCCTATGTTTCCTGGCTCTTTAGTTACTTGGGATGGACTCACGCCTTATATTTCTTCAGCGTATTATCCTTCCGACAATAACTTTTTTGTCACCGAAGGATTAGAGATAGATCAGCTTGAAACTCCAAAACTTACACTTACTGCAACAGTTTTTCATTCTCCAAAATCTAAGTTTTTTCCAGAAGATCATTCTGGATATTATTATCGCAGAGAAGGTTTAAAAAAATACAACTATATTAGTTACAGTGCAGGAGTAACAAGCTCTCCGGACGATGAACGATGGACTGTATTTTTAGGTCAAGAAACAACTACCCAAGCAAGAGAGTTTGAGTGGTACAATAGAAACATTACCCAATCCAAGTATGTGTCTCCAAGAAGCTATGATGCATCTGGACTCGTGGATGTTTCTGAAGCAATTCTTTATCCTATTAACATGACTAATGTATATCATTCTGGTATATTTTCGGTTTGCAACAAGGATATAGATTATTACATAAATGACTCCTGTAAGATTATACACACCGATGGAACTTCAGGTACACCTCAATATGAAGATGATCAAATGTGTCATTACGTAGCTGTCAAGAAGTTTAATCCAAACGTAAACTCTGACTTGTTTACAATGGATACCATCTTGTTGCATCGAGTTACCGGTACAAAAAGCTACGCTTCATTTAACGGAGACTGCTTCATTAACTTCTTTGGATTTAAAAAACTTGCTCCAAAAGGACAAGCGCATTATGCTATAACTGCAAAGTGTCAAATGAGAGGCGTTATGTTTTCCGGATTTGAGAGTGACATCAACTCCGAATTGCGCCACGCTACAATATTTCCCAACTCTTTTTACTTTCCGCAGCACTATGTAGGTTTGTCAGGTTCGTTTAACTTTACGCTTCAGTCCGACAACAACATTGCTTACACCGACGGTATATTTGCGGATGACGTAGAAATACTTTCCCGTTACAACAATGCCGCACAAGAAGAGTTTAGGTTGAACCAAGACTACGCTTTTGTCAATCGTGTAGATACTGGAACCAACTACAACCGCTTCATCAACTACTGTTCCGACTGCTATGGTTTGTATCCTACCCGTATCGTGTGGTCCCCTAAGTCTCAGGATGAATCTGTATCCGAGAACTGGAGAGTCAATGCTGCCAACGACTACTTGGATATTGATGCTACTACAGGTGACATAACCGGGCTGTGGTTCGATAAAAACCGGATGTTGGTACATACCCAGGACACCACTTGGTTTATGGCTCCCAATCCACAACAGATGCAACTGGACCAGACTAACTTGTACATTGGTACCGGTGACTTCTTGTCTATTCCGCCGGAAGCTGTACAACGTAGAAACTTTGGTTATGCCGGTACAGATGAACCGCAGTCTGTTTGTGATACTCCCTTTGGTCACTGTTGGGTAGATGCAAAGGATGGTCGGGTGTTCCAGTTCTTTGAAGGTGTACAGGAAATATCTGCACAGGGAACCAAGAACTGGTTTAGGGATAACCTTCCCATGAAGTTGCTGCAACAGTTACAGATGTCTGGTATTGACTACTGTTGTCTGCACAACAACTCGAAGAAAGGTGTAGGAGTACGGTGTGTGTACGATCCTCGATTCAGACGGTTGATAGTAATAAAGCGTGACTTTGAGATACTCAACCAGTTTGCGTTTTTGGGTTATCTGCCGGTTGAACCACCTGAAGAACCAATTGAGAACAACTTGTACTATGATTCCGAGAAGTGTGAATTTGTACACTGGGACGGAGAAGCATATATAAGAATTGACTTTGACAACAAGGACTACTTTATCAGTCGGTGTTGGACAATGTCCTACTCGTTCCTCAACAAGTCTTGGGTATCCTGGCACTCTTATATGCCGTCTTACAGTTACAGCGACAATCTGTACTTTTATACGTTCAATGATCGACACAACGACTACGCTTGGAAACACGGAACAGATACGTTCTTGAACTTCTACGGATTTATGTGGCCGTCGTTTGTAGAAACTGTTACCAAGAGCTTCCAGACGTTTGACGTTGATTCTCTGAAGTGGGTTGGTCACACCAAGTACTGGGACGGAATTACCCGGCAGTGGGTAGAGGACAACAACTACGCTACCCTCGACGGGGCAATGGTGTACAACGAAGAGCAAAACAGTGGAAAAGTGGCAGTAGCTTTGTTGAATCAACAAACCAATCCTTTTGGAAACATTGGTTGGAGCAACACTACCAAGAACGTCGTTCGTGTTGCGGATGAGTATAGAACCAGCGGATTCTACAACTTGGCTACTACCATTCCAGTAGTATCTCGTGGATGGGCCGATATACAGTCTTATTTTGACGCTGACGGCTTCGGAAACGGTTGGGTGGACTTAGTACCCGTAAACATAGATTCGAACGCCTCACAGTTCAATATGGACTTTGTACGAGGTAAGTGGGCTGCATCCAGATTGTGGTATGAGCCGGACACTCCAAGTTACGGAACAGCAATTAACATCAATTCAGTTACAACTATTAAAACTCCTCGATAATGGGCAGAAAACGTAAAGGAAACATTTTTGGCGACCTCGGAAAGATGTTCGTCAATACTTTGGCCTCTCCCTTTGAAGCATTGAGTGGTCAGAACTTCTACGATCCAAAGATGAGTAGCGATTTTGGACGTGGAGCATTTAAGGTGGTTGAACCTATCAACAAGTTTGTGGGTGGTGCTACTGTGGGTATTGGAACTACATTTTTAAACAAAATGCTTCCTGGTGCAGGAGATGGTATTAGTCAAGGGGCACAAGCGGCAGGTACTTCATCTGCAATGACCAGTCAACCTCCGATGCAGATGTCCAATAAGACAAGAGCTACTGCAACTGTCAATCCTTATGGTTTGTCCAGTGGCAATATGATGGCCAATGAAAAGATGACACCGGGGATAGATACTAAATCAATGTTGGGACAATATGCTTATGGTGGGCCAGTAAATCCAAATTTGATGGACAGTTTAAATGTTCACCAAATGGTAAAGAACCAACTTGCGGCCAACGCAAATAAGAATTTTGTTCAGCGGATTGTTGACCCAAATGCTCCCAGCACAAATGTCTTAGGTGTTCCGGCTACTCATCTAATGGGGTATGCAACTGTTGATAACGGAGCTATAGCATTTCCAAATATAGTACAAGGAGGGAGTGCAAACAAACTTCAAATGCTTACTCCTACAGAAGCTATAAACCATGCTTTTAACACAGGGGAGTTTATTCCTTTTAATTCAGAAAAGGAGGCTGACCTCTTTACAAGAAACTACAAAACGGAAATGGTTAAAAAGTTTTCTCACGGCGGTATGCTGAAACAATACAATGCTCCTACCCACGAAGACGGCGGTCAGATGGTTGATGGTCGCGGTAATCCTACTACCAACCCTAAAAAGGCCGTTGGTGAAATCGAGAAGAAGGAAACGTCCTGGAACAACTATGTGTTCTCCGATACCCTTGGAGAGAACGGTAAGACCTTTGCTCAAATTTCTAAATCCATTGCCAACCGATACAAGGGTAAACGGGATCCTTTGTCCAAGAAGACAATGGAGAAGGAAATGAAGATGCTCATCCAAAAGAATGAAGCTGCGCGGGAAGCTAAGGAAAGAGAAGAGGCAGAAATGTTGAGGGAGGCTTTACAAGGTCCCGATCAAATGCAGCAGATGTCTATGCAACAAGGACAACCTCAGATGTCTCAAGAGCAAATGATGCAGATGATGATGCAGCAACAGATGATGCAACAAGGTCAAGGTCAACCAATGCCGCAAGGAATGGAACAACAAATGCCTCAAGAAGGCGGTGAGTTCCGTTGGGGTGGTGGTCTTGACTTTCCTACCTACCCATATCAGAACGGCGGTATGCTGCAAGTACCAGAAGCACCTCTGGATGAATACAAGAAAGGCGGTTGGATTCAAAAGGCTACTGCTTCCATCAAACGCCGGGGAACAGAGGGTGTGTGTACCGGTAGTAAGTTTGGTGGTCCTTCTTGTCCTCCGGGTTCTAAGCGGTATAACTTGGCTAAGACCTTTAAAGCTATGGCTAAGAAACACGAAGACGGTGGATTCATTGATTCTATGCCGGATTTAAATCTTGCTAACTATGAAATGGGTGGTATGCTACCGGAGTTTGGTGATGGTGGCTATACGGTTACTCGTAGCAATGAGCGTAAGGGAAAGACGCACAAGGTTACTGGTCCGGACGGAACGGTAAAGTTTTTTGGTGATCCTGACTTGAAGAACAACCCCAGTGAGAAAGCTAAGGATGCCTTCTACGCAAGACATAAGAAGAACTTGGAAGGTAATCCTCACTTCCGTGCGTATGCAAGAGCTACGTGGAAGAACGGAGGGTATATGCCGCAGTATCCTGACGGTGGTGAATTACCTCCTTCTCTTGAGGAAATTGCAGCAATCGGTAATCAAATAAGGGCAAATGAAACGTATTTGAATTTACAACAACTGTTTCCTTTTCAAAAATCTGTTGCAACAGGACCGTATGCAAATTTGGTAAATCGCGGAATTAGTGCTTCTGCACCTCAACCGTATACTAATCCAATGGCGGGTTTACCAACACCGCAACCACAGGTTCAAACAACAATTCCTTATCGTCAAGGAGTTGTTCCTGAACTTTCAATACCGTTTCAAAACTATCAACTTCCTCCTTTGACAAGAGGAAATGCAGTTCAAGGAGCACTTTATGGAAAAGAAAAGGAGGCACTGATTAAAGATGCTCAAGAAAGGGCAAAGTATTTACCTTTAGAAAATCCTGATGGAAACTTGCCAATGGTTTCTTACACATCGGATCAAGAACTTCAAACTCCTTTGGATGAGCCTTTTAATTTAAATCCTATTTATACACCACAACCTGTAGCAACAACTCCTACGGGTCAACTTGCTACAACCCCTCAAACAAACAATATGGGAGAAGAAGGTATGCGCCTACGACCTCTTGAGTACGCCTCTATTGGACTCAAAGGTCTTGCCTTGGGTAAATCCCTATACGATGCTTTGCAACCAGCAGAGAAGGAACAGTTGCGTTTAAACAGGGAAGCCGGGTTGGTCAACAACATGATGGCCGGTAGAAACGTTAATCTTGCTGCTGCTCTCAATGAAGCTATGTACAATCGTAATGCTGCATTGGCATCGAACCAAGCTCGGAGTGCAAACGTTCAAAGAGCTTTGGATATGCAAACGTACACCAATGCTGAGAGAAATGCCATCAGAGCTAAACTGGAGGAAAGAGCTATGAATAATGCACTTAGAGCTGAAGAAGCCAATACACGGATGAACCTGGGAGCTATGGAAGCTGCTGAACGTATTCGTCGTCAGAACATCCAGTCGCAGAACGAAGCTGCTCAACGTGACTTTGGAAGACAGTTCTTCAGTGACCTCTCCAATGTCGGCAATCAGTTGTACAAGGCGCAGATGTACAAAGACTTGTACAAAAATAAACAAGACATCTTTACTAATCAGTTTAGAGAGTCTGTTGCGCTCCTTAAACAGGTTGATGGTAACTGGCAGGTGTTTGGTAAAAACGCCGATGCTATTCTTGAAAAGTTGCGTAGAGGAACTCCTTTGACGCAAGAAGACTACGATACAGCAATAACCATGATTGGAAAAGCTTCTCAAATTACTCAAAATCAAAACCCCAACGGATAACCATGAACAGGTTCGATAAACCAAGACAGTACGACTACTCGTTTGATCGATACATGCCGGAATTTTACATGCCTAATTTTGAGGCATGGGGTCAAGTAGTTGCTAACCGAGCTAAAGAAGATGCGGCTATGCAAGAGCTACTTGCAAAAATGCCGAAGTATATTGAAGAGGAAGAGTATTCTTACAAAAATGATAAGGGCGAAACCATAACTGAAAAATATGGAGACACTGAGGCCTTTAAAAATTATGCTAAAAAAATAGAGGGCTTTCAAAAAGCTATTAACGAGGCGGCTTTAGCCGGAGACGGAAACAGGTATCGACAACTAATGAAAGAAGCTCAAAGAGAAATAAGTAAAGATTGGGGTGCTATGGGCACAGCTACTATTCTTGAAGAGCGTAAAAAAAGTTTTGTAGAAGGTATGAAGAAACTAAAAGAGTATGAAGAAAAAGCAACCGATGGAGGAAAATGGGCTGCGGTAAATAAAAATTACGCACAGCTTCAATTTTTAAAAGGTGTTGGTGTTTACAAACCAGATGATTCTGGATACAAAGGTATTATTGAGCCTTCGGTTTTTCCATACGTGGACATAAAAGAAGAGGCTTTAAAGTATATGAAGGAAGCCGGCTACAATGATATTGAGATAGAAAATCTTCCCGACAACAAGGGTTGGCAGTTCAAGTCAAGAACAAAATCAATTACAGATGAAGCTCTTAAAGGACTTAACGAACATTTGCGAAGTGAAAACTTTGCAAAGCAATATGAAATAGAAAGATTCGGTGTTTTTCAAAAAAGCGATTTTTCTGATATTCAAGAAGGAGTGACCGAGCACAATCAAAAAGTTGCTGTTGTAAACAAGCAGTTTGACGAAACTCAAGCATTGGTTACTGCTTTAGAAAATGATGACAAAACTAAAGATAAAGTAAAAGAACTTCAAAAAGGACTTAAGGCCTTTGGTCTTTACAATGGAGAGATTGATGGTGATTATGGACCTAAAACTTCAGAAGCTGCCAAAAAATTTAAGTCTTATACTAAGGAACAACTTGGTGTACAAGAACTAACGCCTCAACAATATGTTCAAAAAGGCCTCGAGTCTAAATATAGAACTGTTGCTTATGGAACAATAGACTATTTGAAGAGCGACGTTTTAAGTCAACCTTACATACTTTCTTTAAAGAATGGATATGATATTAATTTGGAAAAACTTAAACAAAGAATTGCGGTAAAAGAAAGTGGTCCAACTGCAAGTTTTGGTCAAGACGTTGCTATTGATTATGGAAATATTCAAGAAGATGCTCAAGTGGCTACCAACAATAAGCAAAGGATGGAAGAAGTTTTTTTGAAACAAACACAAACTTATTTTTGGAATAAAAGAGGTGATGAAACTCGTCCTGTGACAAAGGCAAACATGAATGATTTTTACAGTGCAACAATTGAGATATATAACGAAAACCAAAATATTACCGCAGAAGAGTTAAAAAATGAACTTTGGAATGAATGGGGATACAATGTTAAAGATGCAAACGTTCTTTTAGACGATTTAAAAAACAACCGTTACCAAAAAACATATGAAGAATTCCAGTCTGCTAAAATAAACGAAGCTAATTTTGCAGGAAGGTCTGCGGAATCAGCAGAAATAGTACTGAAAAATTTAGATAAGAATGTTTTTGTGAATAGAGGTTTAGGAGATGCGCCAAATGTTGTTTTTAGAAGAGGTGTAGAACTACAGATAGATGGAAAAAATCAATTTGTTACAAAAGAACAAATAAAGAACATTTTGATTGGACAAGATAGTCAATTAACTCCCGAAGAGCAAAAAATAAAAGCTGCTGTTTTAAAAAAAGAAAAAGCTATACCTGCTGATAAAAAACAAGACGGTTATAGAAAAGAAGTACACTACGATCCTTCAAAAGGAGGTCTTGTAGCCGATCAGTTATCAACAACAGAAAGAGATTTTAGAAACGAGTCAATTCAAACAGCGGTTTCAAAAGTAAAACCAGAGTATGCTCAACTTTTTGCAAACAACAATCTTTTGCTTGATAAAGAAGGAGGCGGTCTTGGTTTTCCTACTATTTTGGGATCAAGTACAGGAATTGTAATCCCTCTTGTAAATACATCTGGAGACAAACCGTCAAAAGAATCAGTTACAGTTTATTTATCGGACATATATCCTCCTTCAGAACGTCAAGAATTGGCTAAAAACATGGTGTTGGATAATTTTGACCAAGAGGGTCATTTTATAGGAAAAGGGGCAAGTTCTTTACACATAGGTGGAATTTTTTCTTTTGTTGAAAATACAGGAAGAAATATTGTAACAAACGAAGGTGCTAAAAGCTTAATGAAAAACAGAAAAGCTGGTGAGGACGCTTTACCTATTATTACTTGGACGTATCAAAAGGAAGGTAAAGAGTTTAAATTTCAAATATCCGGAAAACGCGATGCTGGCGGAAGAGAATATTATATATTGCAAAATGACAATAATTTTGGATTAAATGCTCCTCCGAGTTGGCAAACTATTGATTCTTTTGAAGACATCGAAAGCGCAGAAGCTTCTTGGGGCGTTCGTATAGTCAATCCTGATTATTATGAAGAAGTAAAAGAAAGACCAAAAACGTTTTCCCCAAAATTCAGATTTAAAAGATAACCTATGCCTGATAAAAACAATACTTTGCCAGGAGACTTTTTGTCTGATGGTTTTTTTGGAAGAGGTCGTGATGTCTTTCAAGCGGAAAGAGCTTCTACGGTTCCTAACCTTGAAGTTTCTCCAGAAAACTATGACATAATCCGAAAAGATGCCGGTTTAGAAAATGTTTCTTTGCCTTACGACCAAGAATTACTTAATCAAATGGCTTACGAAAGCCAAAGTGCGGCAGGTAATTTGCTTAGAGGTGTTGGTCGTGTTGCAACCAGAGCTGTTGCAGAAGTACTATCTACGCCCGGATACTTGGTTGCAGCAGGTACTGGTATGACCGGTAACGGTTGGGACAATGCTTGGATATCCTCTATTCAAGAGGGTATGAACAACATCAACCAAGAGTATCTTCCTACTTATGTTTCTACGGCTGTACAGGAAGGTGGTATCATAGGTAAGCTAATGGACTCGGCTTGGTGGGGTACTACCGGTGCCGATGGTATTGGTTTCATGGTAGGGATGATGGGTGGCGGTGCATTGATGAACACCGTAAAAGCCGGAAGGCTTCTTACCGGTACTGCCGGAGCACTTGCTCGGGGAGCCGAAGCACTGGGTGGTACTACCCAAGCTGCTGAAATGTTGGCCGCAGGATCTCGTCTATCGACTTCTGGACTGGGTAAATTTGCTCGGACGATGCAAACCATCAGTCAGAGTCAAGTGGCCGCTAATAGGGCACAGAGTATCATGAACGTGTTTGCTAATACAATCATTGAATCTTCTGCTGAGGCCAACAATACCTACAAGAACATAAGGCAGGAGTTAATCAACAAAGGTTACTCCGAGGAAGAAGCAAACAAAATAGCCGGTAACGCAGCCTCAAACGTATTTAGTGCCAACGTGGGTATATTGGCTGTGTCCAATACCATAATGGAGAAATACGTCTTTAGGGGTTTTGACACTCAGGCCAATATATCCAGACGGATGTCTGGACTAAAGTTCTTTGATGATGCACCGGTAACGGCCGGAGCTAAAGGTGCAGCTAAAGAAGCTGTAGAAGATGTTGCAGAGGGTGTAGCTGCTGAAGGTGTTGAAAGAGCAGCGGTTGGTGAAGCGGCTGAACAAGTTGGTGTAGAACTTGAACAGAGAGCTGCCGGAGAAGTTGCTGAAGGTACTGCTGAAGGAATAGCAAGGGGAGCGGCTGATGATTTAGCAGCAACCGTAATACGTGAAGGTGCACGTACATCCAAGGGTATTGCCAAACGAACGCTCAAAGAGAATCTTGGAATTTACGCCAAAAACATAGCCATCAACGGTGCTTCTGAAGGTCTTTTTCAAGAAGGTCTGCAAACTTCCACAGAGCAGTACTTTACAGAAGCGGCTATGAAAGGCGAACTAAACAACCCTTGGAACATTCCGGGTAATTTGTTTGCTGTTGGAGAGAAGTACTTGCAGAACTTAACTGAACTGGAATCTACAGAGTCTTCTCGTGAGTTCTACGAAGCAGTTGCCTTGGGCGGTATACTTGGTGCAGGTGCTTCTACAATAGGAACTGGAGGAGATCTAAGGGCTGAAGAAGAAGCACTGTTTGGTTCTCCGGGTACTCAAAAGAGAGGTAAGTTTCTTGGTAGTGAGTTTGCCGGGAGAACCCTTGACCGTATTACTGGTAGAAAGGAGAAAGCTCCTTCAAAGGGTATGGTGAACTACTTTACCGAAATGGTAAAGGCCAACAGTATTCCTTACGGTGAACTGTTAAAGAAGGATGAAAACGGAAACTTCGAGTTTGATGAAAACGGTCAGTATGTACTGGACCAAGAAAAAATAAAAGCTGTTGCCGGAGCAAGTGAAGAGCTGACAAAGATGATGTCGATGAACGCTTTGGCTGAAGCTTTTCTTTCAGAAAAAGAAGCAAACGGTACCATTACCCAAGATGAGAGAGTTCACTTGGAGGGTGTAAAGAACAACCGGGAGTCTTTCTTACTTTCCCCGTACATCAGTACTGAAGGCGGCGTAGAGATATTTAAAGCTCACGTTGATCAGATTGTGGAAAAGATGTACAGTGAGAACACAAAGGCGGATAACTTCTTTCTTACTCAAGAGAAGATGCGTCTTATAGATAAGGTTGAAAGACTATCTAAGCAACGGCGGATTATTGAAAACACCAATCATAGTACCACTTCTTTCTTGGACAAAGAACCTGGAACAGCAGATGAGAAGATGATGTTCCGGAATTTAGTTATGGCTGACAAGATGAATGTCGGCGCACAAATGGACTACTATGACAATGCGCTCAAGGACATTGACGACGAAATCAAAAAAACCGAAGCTGAAGTAGAGCGCAACAAGGAAGCTGACCGGGTAAATCCTCAACTGGAACAAGAGCTTTCCGAAAAGAAAGATCGGAAGAAGCACTTGGACGATATGTACAAGGAAACGGTTAAAAGCTACAATGAGCTGTTTGACAACAACAAGCTGTTGAAAGAGTTTAACGATTTCAAGAACAACGAAGGTAAGTATGGAATGTCTGAGGAGGAACGTCTTAGAAGAACCATTGACGACCCAGAATACTTCAATAAGCTGTTTGATAAAAAGGGCATTGACTACAAAGAGGACTTTGATGAAATTCACATTGACTTCAGAGACAAGAGATTGCTACTTTCAAGAAAAAATGGCAAACTGCTTTTGACCGACGAAGGAAGAAAGTATGTTTACAACTGGAACCCTGAAACAAGAAGGGTAGAACAGGCCGATTTGATGAGAGTAGTTGAAAAAAAGGATAAGAAGCCAAAAGTAATACTGGAAAACATAGAAGACTTTGAAACGTCTCCGGAAACAATTGAGGTTCTTCTTAAAAGAAGCGGTGAGGAATTTACTATTTATGACAAGGAAGAATCTAAAGCTTTTAAAGAAGATCGCATAAGAGCCGAAGGAGAAGCTCTGAAGAATAAAGCAATGGCGTTTGTTTCAGAACAAATAAATAGTTTGCAAGAAGCTCTTTCAAAAGCTAACGGTATTCTTGAAGAAAGAAACGAAAAGTTGAAAGAGTTTTTGGAAGCAAAAGAAAAAGACTTGTCTGAAGAACAACTTGCTATTGACGCAATTAATCAAAAGGTTAAGGAATACAGAGAGGCTTTTGAAAAACTTACCGCGCTCATTAAGCACCCTGCAAGAAGCAGTAAGCTTAAAGCCGCAAAAGCTTTACTTGAAGAGGCAGAAGCTTCGTTGAGTGATGCTCAAAAACGAGCAGCTCATATAGCTGATGCTTATGACCAAGCAATTAAAAAAATCAAAACTGGTAGGGATTCAATAGCTCAGATAAAAAGGACTATAACGCCTTTAAAAAACAAACTTGAGGTACTGGAAAAATATAAGACGTCTCTTGAGAATCTAAAAATTAATTTGGAGAACGAAGCCGAAGAACAGTTAGCTGAAGATCAAAGAGCTTTGATGCTTGCGATTATCAAAGAAAAGTTAGATCAAGAAGGCTTTGATACCAGCAAAATAGAAACTATTCAAGAGCTTGTTGACAAGTCTATCAAAAGTGCGACTGCGTATGCAACACTCTTTGAAGAGGACAATCAGTACTTTAAGTTGTTGAACGAAACAGATGATGAATTTGCTAAAATAGAAAAACAGCTTAATGATAAAAAGATAGAGGCTTTCATAATTGTCGATGCGATTGAAAGCTTAAAAAGAAACATCAAGGATCTTGGTCAAAGAATCGATGAGCTAAGAGCTATTGAAAATAGAAACCCCGAACAAGCAGATAGACTAAGAGAGTTTGTCAATGAAAGACTTCGTAAGATAGGTAAATCTGGATATTACGCTCAAATACTTAATGAAACAAACAAGAGTATTGGTGAAATTCAAGATAGTTTAAATAAGATAAAGAAAATCAAGGTTGACACTTTGGCAAATATATTCGGACGCATTAAGAGTGCCAATCAAGAATTAGATGAACTAAGAAACAATGCGGTTTTTATTGTAAGGAATGAAATGTACAAGGATGCAGATCCGGAAGCTACACTCGACGATGTTTCCGAACAAGCAAAGAATCAAACTATTAGTTCGCAATTTGCAAGGCCGACCACTCCATTTTTGCTTACCGGTAGAGATGTTGAGTTTGACACCGTAAACGGAATGGCGGTTGACCGTTTTGACGCAGAAGGAAATTTGATAAGAAATCAAAACCCGTATGCAAAAGCTTGGTTTGGTTTTACAAACGCCTTGGCAAAGATGGACAAAAAGGGTTTTGGTAGTGCCATCAATTCAAATTTGTATATTGCAGTAACGTATGATACTGCGGACAAAGAAATGAAAATGGCTATTGATGAATCCATTGCGTATGACAAAGCCCGGCTTATAGATATTACAGAAGAACAAAAAAAATCTGGAGTCTACATTTTTGTTTTAAAGAAAAACAAAGGTGGTAGAAAGACATTGATGCGAAGTGGTAAAAACCTGGTGTTTACTACAATGCGCTCCGAAAAGGATATTGAGAAAAAACTTGGTTTGAAAGGAGAGGATTTAGAAAAAGCTTCCTATGAGTATCGTCAGTTCATGAATAGTCTTAAAGGTGAGATTAGCAATAAAAAAAGGGTTGTCTTAAAAATAGCAGGTATAGGTTCTCGGCATTTTAATAGAACAAAAGGAAAAAAGGGTCATAAGATAAAAGAGATATTTTCTTTCCTTTATGGAGAAGGTGCTTCTAAAGACGCATTAGAGTTGTACACGAAAAATCTAAAGGTTGCCGACGAAGAGGAGGTTAAGGTTGGGAAAAGAAATTATCGTTTGAACAAAGGTACTGTGTACTATACTGCACAGAACGCTCCTCCTTTGATTCTAAATCAACGAACCTTAACCGAGAACGAAGTAGATACGGTAATTGCACTTCTTTCAACAGAACAAGAAAGAATAGGTGATGAGTCTATTATAAGTTTGTTGGGAAGAATTATAAACTTTGGTAAAAGGTCAAGTAACGTATTCGAACTCTTTAAGAGAGGAGATACGATTTACTATAAAGAAGGACGGGAAAGTAAACCCAAAACAATCAACGCTGATATATTTCGTAAACCAGAAGAAGAAAGAACGGATGCGGAAAAGAAAGAAGTTGAGGATTTTAAAACACATCTGAGAAAGAAGTATTTTTATGTAAACAAAAGACTTCTCGACCAACAAACCGTTATGCCAAAACTGGTCAACGGTAAAATTGAGCTTGAAACCATTGACAATTACTCGGAGTATCTTTTGGACAATGTACTTACGGCAAAAGTAAATCCAGAGTATCCTTTTGTACAATCCAACTTAATTATTGACAAAAAAAGTTTTGGTAATCCTATCAAGGATAAAGACGAAAGTAGTCAAGGAGACGAAAGAGCAACCAGGTCAACTTCAGAAACAAAAAAGAGTACTGGTAAAAAGACCAATAAGAAAAAAGGTCAAGGTGTAGGGCTTAGTGACGAAGAGTACAGGAGTCGCATTCAAGAAGTAATTTCAGAACTGTACGCAGAAATAGATCAAAGATCTGGTATTAAAATGGATCCTGGAGAAGTTTTAAGAAACATTCGGTTTATTACAAAAACTCAAGCTGTTGATGCAAGTGGAAAAAGAGTATTTAAAGATGGCAAACCAGTGTACATCGAAAAAACTTACTATCTGGATTCAGACGGTAAGTTTGGTTTCTACTTACACGATGGAGAAAATTTGCTTATTGACGAAAATACTTCTGTTCCGTTTGACTATGAGAACTTTGACAATCTTCGTTCCGATCCATACTTTATAAAAGAGTTGGTTTCCAAAGGGTTGTTTGATGATCTTGACACAAGACAAAAAACGCAGGACGATACCGCCAAGCAACTTTTGGATTCGTATGTAAAAAGAGGAAAACCAAAAGCTGCAAAAGAAACTGTTGAAGAAGAAACAGAGGAAGAGACTGCGGATGAAAACTTTCAAGATGTTGATGAAACTGAACCTCAAAAAACTAAAAGACCAAGAACGAGAAAGAAAGTAGGCGAAGCTCAAAAATATGATGAAGATGTTGTTGATAGGATTGCAGATGACATTGGAGAAAACGATGTTGATGTTGACAATGCGACAAAAAACTTTGCTGAGAACACTGTTGCTGAATCAGAGGATTTGGATGAAGATCGCATTAGTGTTAAAAGGACTACTCCAAGAAGAGCTCCTGGTAAACCTCAACAACCGGTTGAACCTACACCAGAACAACCTTCTGATGAATCTTCGGAAAAACCTAAAGATGATGAAGGAGGCCCTTCTCAAAAAGTCTTAGATTTGCAAGAGGCAAAAAGAGTTCTCGATAGCCTTGAAGAAACTAATCAAGTAACCAAAAACTGTTTCTAATGTCTTGTAGATACGTTTATAACGGCAACGAATACTCTCGTGGAGAAATGCTCAAACTCATCAAGGATGGTAAGATAGCATCCGCTAAGGTGGTTGATCAGTCGTTTGCTAAAGAAGAACTACGGCGCATAACCGGGATGACGGACTCTCAGATAGGGTTTGTCAAAGGGCTAATAGAAGATAGGGCTATAGGTCAATTAAATGACGATGGGACGATTCTTTTGTCCGACATGGCTACTACCTCCACCGTGTACCATGAAGCCTTCCACAGGGTATGGCAGGGGGCTTTAACGGCACAAGAGAGAGAGGCCGCTGTCAATGAACTTAAGACCAACAAGAACTGGAAACAGTTAATTGAACCGTACCGAGCAGAGTACGGTAACAACGAGGACGTGTTGATTGAGGAGTACTTTGCGGATGAGTTTGCAAACTTTGTCTTGGGTGAACCTAAGCCCAGGACGTTCCTCCAGAAGCTGTTTGATCAACTGGTCAAAATGCTCAAGTATATTACAGGAGCTAAACCGTCGGAGATTGAGCGTATCTACGATATGATGAACAAGGGAGGGTATAAATCAAGAACTACGACTCAGTCTTTTAAGAAGTCAAAGAGTATTACTCTTTCCTATAATAATGAAGACGTAACTTTACTGTATGAGGATTTTGCTCCAGTTGTAGAAATGATGCACCGGATAGTTATTGACAATGCTTTGAACGGAGGTAGTCTATCAGACCTTTTGTCAAAAGATGGTAACAAGACCATTGATTCCAGTGTGCTTATTGATAAAGCACTTGCTCAAGTAGTAGATCAGCTTGGGATACAGAAACTATTGGAGAACAATTACTACAATGACAACTGGGATTCTCTTAACGAAGTAGAACAAGATAAGATTTGGTTTTACTTGGCTGTTCAAGAAGACTTGACTCAAAAGGATTTGAGGAAAAGCAAGATTTACGCTAAGTACAAACAAAGCAATGAACTGTTGAGTAAACAATTAAAGTATGTACAAAACAATGAAGTTAAAGAAAAGGACGAAGATACAACCAGAAAAAAAGACGACGATAATCCAGACTCTACTCCCGAAGAAGGCAACTTTACAGGAGCTTATGCGGAAAAGGCTTCTTTTGAAATAGATCCCAACTCTCGAATTAAAACGGCAGTTAGGATCATTTTGTCTGCCATTGAGAACAAAGGTGATACATCGAGATACGGAATGACCCGAAACTACAACTGGGTAGACCTGTCCAATTTCTTGAATGAAAACCTTGCCGGTACACTGGCTACTGATGAAGCGGTTTTTGATAAATTGGAAGAGCTATCTAGAAACGCTATCTACGGAGAGGGTATAAAAAAGCTTATTGACGTTCTTGGTGGCAAAAAATTGGATGCTGAACAACTTGAGATTGACGACTTGATGTACAACCGTCTTCAGTTTATAGTTCAGTACACCAACACCACATACAACATGTTGGTTACAGAGTATGACAAGTCGAAGATTAAAATCATTGATGCATCCAGGTATTCAAGGTTGCAAAGGGCCGCTGCCGAAATGTCTTCATTGTTTGTTGAGAGCATTCAAAACTACGGAGGAGTAGAAAACTTTTTCAAGGCGATGATTTCATTGGACAAACAAAAAGCCGGTGAAAAAAAGTTCTTGGATTTGTACAACCTTAATTACTACTACGACCTTTTGAACAAAGAGCAAAAGGAAGAAATGTACTCGGAACTTCAGAAAATTACTACCGTTTTAATAAAGTCAATTAACTCGGAAAAAGAAACAAGGTTGCCAAAACTGGTAGATGCTTTTTCGAACGCTACCTTTAGCACTTTCAATCTTGAAACCGCTGGTAAAAAAATAGCAGAGTTGATTTTGTCAACCGGTATGGTTACGGAAAGCTCTATGATTACCGCTGCCGGTGAAAGGGTTTATGGTATTGCGCTGAATAACTACATGACTCAAACCGTCAACGAGATAAATCATACCGTTGAACAACTGCACAAGGAGAAGGTAAAGGCCGTTGATATGCTTCCAGAATTTCTTAATAGGATGCCTCACTTAAAGTCTTGGGGAGGGACAAATAGTTTTTGGTTAAAGAAAATACTGGCGACTAACGGAAGAATAAGAATAAACGTCAACCAGGGTGTTAAAACCGAAGACGGTTCTATTGCAACCGAAATGTCCGAGGTAGAAGAAACAAGTCTTTTTTCGGTTTACATAAGTCAGTTGCTAAACCCAAAAGTAACGCACTATCAAACGGTAAAACACTCCGACAGAAGCGTGTTGTATTCTGTTCAGGTTGATATACCCACTGAGCAAAATAAGACTTATTTGGCGATTACAGATGTAAAAGATGCTCCTTTTGAGCAAAGTTTCAAAGATGTTTTTGCTAACTACCTATACGAAGAAGCAATTAGTTTGGCCAATTTGCCCAAAGATGTTCAGTATTTAAGTTCTGTTAAAAATGAAGATACTTTCTTTGGACAGTTTGTAGATTACAACAAACTTTTGAAAAAAGACTCTGCTGGTAACTTAACTCCTGTTCTCAAAAACTCTCCCGTCTTTGCGATAGAGTTGGATAAGTTGTACAAAGGGTTCGTGGAACATTCAAGAAAAGAACATGCTTATATTAGTGAATCCGGTGTTTATGAAAAAGTAGGGCAAGGAACAAGAGCTGTACCTGTAGGTATAGACCTTTCTGTTTGGAATCACTATAAATCAAAAGTTGCTGATGCACTTAAAGTATCACCAAAAGATAAAAATGAAGCCGATAGATTATATGACAGAACTGTCGAAGTAATATCGCGACTATATTCGGTCAACAGTTTAGTTGGAAATATTGAGCAGTCTTTTATTCTTACAGGTGATCCGAAGTTGTACAAGAACGGTCCGGATAGCTTTAAGCGATTCAGTGTTTGGTCTTCGACTGGTGAACTCTCTGCTCATGGAGAAACGGTAAGCAATTTTATTATTCAGACCGAAAATCGGGAAGAGAACAAAATATACATTCCTCCAACCGGTAAATCCAAAAAGGGAAAATACATTTCTTACAACAGTATAGAAAATGCTAAGAACCCGGATGTAATTGCTACTGCTGCATTTGCCGAAGAAGATTATTATGTTCCAGAAAGACAGCTGAACAACTACAAGAAGAGGTCTAAGAACTCAATGTACAAAATGCTAATAAACCTTGGCATGAGTACAGAAGATGCTAATTCTTTTTCAGAAAAACACGCGGAAAAACTAAAAAGTGCTTACGGTAAAACCAACTGGGGGGATGGTCAGTCTTACATCAACCTGTTCCAATGGCGGCGTACCAAGATACAATGGGGTCAGTGGTCTGAAGCTCATCAGCGGTTGTTTGAAATGGAAGTAAGAATATTCAACGGTGACTATTCTGCTTACACTGTACCCGAAGGTGATGCATACGTTTACTTCAACGAGTTTTTGGGATTGGCTGAAACCATGAAAGGTCAATACGCCGGGCCATATTGGACAAACCAAACAAAGAATGGATATTCTGCACAAGGAGTAGCCAAGACAAGTTTCTATCCATTGTTGCCATCGCAGATAATGGGAACCAAGTTGGAGTCCATCCACCGCAACCTTGTGTTAAACGGTGTGGGCATCAAAGGTTTTGGTTCTGCTCGGAAAGTGGGTCAGCGGATAAAGACTGTAAAGAACAACATAACCGGAAGATACAATCCGGTGGATGATAGCAAGGCCTTGGGCAATAGGAATTTGGTAAAGGGAATGAAGATGGCTTATTCAGTCAAGAACAAGAAGGCTGTTGCCAATGACAATGTTGCGGAGGATTTGAATTCTCACATCCAGTTTATGGAAACCAAGTACTTTAAACACCAAGTTGCTATTGCCAACAAGGAAAAGGGAAAGGTTATATCTTCTACACAGTCCTATAAGCTCACTATTTCCAATCTGTTCAACGAAGGAATCCCTATTGATGTAAAGTATAGTGATCGTCAACGATGGTCGTCCTTGAACGAAGCTCAACGTAAAGAAATCTCGGAGGCGTACAGAAAGGTTTCCAAGTACACAGATATTATGGCTAAACGAATTGCTGAATCAATATCTTTCTTGGAAGAGCAAACGGGTTTTGATAGAGAGACCAAAGAGTACAGCGACATCAAAAAACTTGTTGATGAACTTAAAAGGTCTTTGAACGATAGAGGTGCAGCATCGAACGTGTTGGACGTAATGGACTTGTTTGCAAAAGCAGAACACAAGGCCATTGAGTTGCTTCCAAACAGGTTCAAGATTGAACCGGTAATGTACTCCTTAGTGCGTAACGAAGTTACAAATCAAAAGCGTAACGGTAATGCTGTACCACAGGTAAGCTCTATCTTCTTTGAGAAAAATGACACTAAAACACCTACGGTCTATAAAGAGGTCAAAAACAGTAAGGGAGAAACGGAAGGTAGAATTTATGTTGCTGAGGACTATCAGATGTACGAGGACAATAAATCCTACGCAGATATAGGTATGCCATTTCCGACTAAATGGTTGAACGACTTTATGAAGCTTTATGGAACAAGAGATGTAATAAAGTTGATAGAGATGGTAAATAAGGATATTGAAGAAAACAACTTTGAGAAGTTTGACGAAAAGATGTTGTTCCTCAAAGGTCTTCGTATTCCCAATCAGCAGTTGTCTTCAAATGACGTATTCCGGGTTAAGAGGTTCTTTGTTCCTACCAATACGGCAATGGTGGTTGTACCGCCGATTATTGCTACTAAGGTAGGTTCGGACTTTGATATTGACAAACTGAACATGTACCTGGGACACGGCATGTTGTCTGGAAGAGGTAAGAACATGAAGTTTTCGTATGTCACCAACGAAATCATAGAAAGAAGTTTGTCTGAGTCCACTGATGAGTTTTTGAGCTTTATGGGAGATACCGAATTTTTACAAAGCGGTTTGTCTGGTATTGAAAAAGCAAAACAGGTAATTGAAAAGTACGCTGAGCAAATTGACAATCTTGGAGAGGATGAACGTGAAGATCTTGAAAAAAGAGTTCCTTTTCAAAAGCTGAGAAGTGATTTGATGGACTTAGAGAGTAAGCGTAGTCTGTTTCGCAAAGCTGAAGAAAACGAACTGTTGGAAACAGAGTTGGACATTATGACGCTGGAAGTAAATTTCATGAACTTAATGAAGCCAACAGATGATACTCATTGGAGAATTGAAGCAAAAAGTAAATTGGCAGAGATTTCCAAGTATGGAAAGTTAAATGCAAATACAAAAGAAGACGAGGCCTTTTATGAAAGTCTTGACCCAAACAAGAAGCTTACTATCTTTGATGCTTATACTGCCGTAACCAACGTCATCAAGACTCGTGAAAACATTGCCTCTAAAGGCGGTGTGGGTCAAGTGGCTGTGTCAATAACAAACAACACGGTCAATCAACTGTACGGTTATCAAATTCAATTGACGGTGGTTGACAATGAAGGCAATTTGATTGCCAATAGAACCCTTCCGTTTCTACCTGCGGATAAAAATTCTTCGTTTTCAGCCATCCTAAATCAAGAGAACGAGTTTATATCGGAACTGTTGTCCGGGCTTCTTACATCGCAAGTGGACGCCGTTAAAGACCCTTATGCTAAAGTACTTGGTCTTGTTGGCGATACTTTGAATATGGCTACTTACCTTTTGCAAAGAGGTGTGCCTCACATGGATATTCTTTATTTCTTTGCACAACCTATTATCCGGGAATATATAAAGCAGAAGGCCATTTATGAGTCTGTGCCGTACAGGGTTCATGGTCTTGACAGAAAGGAAAAATTCAGACTGTCCCAAAAGTATGATTCCAAAGAATCGCTTCCTTTCCTCAAAGCTTTGGACAAGTTTGAGAATCAGTTGGTCAAAGAGCAAAAAGGAAAAGGAAAAAGGTTTACATACAGGTATCCTGATTTTCCCGGAATCGACAACCAAAAGGTATTTTTGAAAACGCTTAGGGAGTTTAATCCAAAGGCTCAACCCTACATGTTGAGTTTGTTTTCTCAAATATCCCGGCAAACATCTGAACACAGAACTTTTATGTCGGCGGTTAGCTTGGATACCTTTAAGCCAATACGCAGAGAGGAGTGGATAGAGAGAGCAATGAAAATAGAAAAAGCTCTTAAAAACAAGTTGGTGGTAGATTTGGAGAATCTCATTGAAAGCCAAAATGCAATGAGAACTTATTTTGATGTGTACAGACAGTATGATGACATGTACAAGAAATTTTACTTTACCGAAGAGATTGATCTTATTGGAAACATGAATCTTAAAAAGACTGTTGATAAATATATTGACAAGGAAAAGATAGACCGGTTTCGTAAAGTTGTAAGCGAAGACTTTATTACTTACTTGGTACAAAACAATAAAGACTTTTTTGAAAGACCCGGTCTTGGAAAAAGTATTCTTTTTGGAGGCGGAGGTAAAAGGTCTTTTGCAAAGGTTATACAAAACCTCAAAAAACACGGTGACGATAAAAACTTCCGAGTTCTTAAGACAATGATTCCCTTGCTTAATGCCAATACGTTTAACGGCAACCCTATAGATGCGATAAGACGATCGAGTTTGGGCGAAAATCTATTTATGCTGAACGAGTACATTGAAGAAATAAAGGATATTGCTTTTGAAAATCCGGAACTCTTTAGCAAAATGCTTTCTTATAGTATTTACAGCTCGGGTTTTTCAAACAACATTTTGTCTTTGGACTCTATTCTTCCAGTCAAAGACGATATTTTTGAAAGCAATGATGATCCAAACAAGAAGCTTTACACTAAGTTTTCATTGGCGCAAGAGCAAATAACTTGGTTTAATAACTTAGACCCTGTTTTAAAGCAAAGGGTGTTGTTGGATTTCAGAAGAAGATTCTTTGCTGCAAATCCTTGGTTGTTGAAAAAGCGACTGGTTTCTGATGAGTATGAAGATTTGGGCGAGGAAGCAGAAATTCAATTGAGTGAAGCTCTTGAAAATTCTGAAGGGCTGCCGGTTTACTTTAGTATTTTCAATAGAGAAACAAAAAAACTGGATGTTGTAGAATACTTCTTGACTCCTTCAGGGACAGTTGAAACAAGGATGGAAGCTCTTTCTGGGTTTGGATACAAGATTTACAATGCTCCTATTGAAAAGCAAGGAATCCAAATTAAGAATATGCAGATGTATATTATGAAGAGGGATATAAAAGCGACCGTAGAAAGAACATCTGGTTCCTTTAAAGAAACTACAGTTCGAGAAGAAGCCACATCCACTACAGAACCAAGTGCTACTACAACAACTCCTAAAAAAGGATTTACCTTAACTGCAAGAAGCGAAGCCGTAAAAGATTATGTCAAAAAGGATCAAGGTAAAGCTAATTTAGCAAACCGGTTTATTGGTTATGGGGTTAAAGGTTCGAGCACCTTGCAGTATGAACAAGATGCAAGAAGACAAGGTATCCCTGTAAACTACGACGGTGAGGTAGATGAAAACACTATTGCCTTTGTAAGTGTAAGCGGTGGAAGTAAAGTTACCGAAGAAGCAATAGAAGAAACATATGAAAATGCAAGATATGTTCTTGAAGCCGGAGGTACGGTAATAATGGATTCTACTACCGATGCCAATCGACCTTACAATAAATCTGGAGAAGGTGCTGTTCAAGAAGAGCTTGGAACTCCTTCTGGTCAAACATCCAAAGGATACAATTACTGGGGACCCAATCCAGAACTTCCTCGTACCGCTGCCGAACCCACAGCACCCTCTCAACCCACCGCTAAAACTGCTCAAGGTGGTGTATCTTTGCAAAGAGTTTCTCCGGAGGTTTACGAAAAAGATCTTTACGAAAACTACAAAATTGGTGCTACGATAATTAATTCACTTGAAACCGTTCCTTATTATGGGGATGTGCTTAAAGATACAAAAACCATTTTGGCTAAAATAGTAAAATCTGAAACAGATTTATTTACTGAATGGAAAGACCGTATCTATAAAGAAGACGCAATGAACGAAGAAGAAGCCGGTGGCGAAAGCGGTAAGTCAAAGGAAGAAATTAAAAAAAGAAAAGAAGGTATAAGAAAAAGATTGTATAAAGTGTATGACGCTATTGAAAGAGAAACAAGAAGTATATATGGTCAGTACATGAAGGAATCTAAAAAAAGTAACGTGGTTCCTTCCGAAGAGAATTATTTGGATTGGGCAAAAGGTCCTGGAAAAAATACTGTAAAACTTGCAAAAGGAAAAGTTGAATCTTCGAAAACGTGTTAATTACAACCAAAACCAATACAACCATGATTGACGCAAGACGCATTATGTCCCACGGCGGACTCCCCACCCTTCCCGGCTCCTCGGTAGGATGCCCTTGTGGTGAACTGGCTTCCCTTCTGTTCGAAGTTACTACCCAAGCCCATATCTCACACCTCCAGAGTGGTTCTTACGCCGCTCACAAGGCAATGAACGAACTCTACGATGGTCTTCCTGATTTACTGGATCGGTTTGTAGAAAGCTACCAGGGTTTCTATGGTAAAATCGTAGAGTACGATACTACCATAACGGTGCAGAACAACATTGACTTCTTGAGCTACCTGCAAAAGAAGTGCGATGAAGTAGAGATGATGAAGATGCGTTTCAGCAAAGGTGCGCTGCAACAGATTATCGATGATGTGTGTGAGCTGATGTCCAGTACTATCTACAAACTCAAATTCCTGAAGTAATGTCTTTTTGCGATATTCAATTTGGTAAGAACAACAAAGGAGAGCATACGGCAGTGAACAACGAGGGTGAAGCTTCCGAGCTTTACCCTCAAATTGTCGGTGAACTCGAAAAAAACATAACCAACCGTAAGGCTTCTTATACAGCCAATAAGGAGTACGTTGATAACCTGGTATCTCAAAACAAGATAGCCGGACGATCGGCGGTTGATATTGCAAAAGCACTTTATGGTGCTGCACACCTAAGCGGATTGCCGGAGACAGAGTTTATGACGGAACCGGGATTCCAGAAACTGGTGTACAACAAGGATGTTGCTGTTGCACAAGGTGCTGCGGTTAGACCGGGTGTACAGGAAGCAGTAGTTCCGTTTGACAAAGAGTTGGCTGCTAAGATTCAGCGTATCCTTCAAGAAAAGTACCCGGAGATAAAGCTGAACATTACTGCTAACCTTGTTTGGGAAAACACGCTTGGTGTTTTTAACCAAAGAGAAAAAAATAAAGCTGCTTATCGTGCGCTTACTGAATACTATAACGAAGCAGAAGAAGAAAATGAATTTCAAGAAAGTTTAAGCCCTGAAGAAAAAAGACTTTCTTTTGGAAGGTTAAACAAGTTAAAGTCTTTGCAAACAGAAGTCTTTACAAAGTATAATAAAGAAACAGATGAATATGAACAGTATGCAGAAGATGAAGAAAAAGAAAAACTTGCAGAAGAAATATTTGAAAACTACAGTAACGCAATAAGCAGAACTTCGACTTACAGAGGTAATCTTAAAGCCCACGTTCTTTCTGGAAGAGGAATTGTTTACAGTCCTTTTTCTGATGACAATTCAGCTTTGGTAGGTTTTCCAATAAACGATATTTTTGTGGTTAGCCACTTTGCTCCTTCGAGTTTGAGGATGGGAAAAGAGTTGATTGAAAATGTAGCAAAAGAAAAAATGCCTATTGTAATAGCGGTTCCTGATTATCAATCAAAACAATTAGAAAAATCTGGGTTTAGGTTCGTTACAGAAATTCCTCAATATTTTGCAGGAGAGGTTGTAATGAAAAAGGTAATGGTAAATGATGCAACCACGGAAGAAGATTTAGAATACTTACTTGATTATTTTCAGAATCAAAGATTTCAAACTTCTTATGGTAAAATCATAGGTCAAGCTAACATAAAAGCTATGACCGTGTTGGTTGATGCAATAAACCAAAAGCAGGATACCTTACCTCACGAGTATGCCCACCACTATATTTCTTGGTTTAGGAATACCGATTTGGTAAAAGAGGGTATCCGTCGTTTTGGTAGTGAAGAAGCATTGGTACAAGCTATTGGTGAACAAGTGGTAAAACAAAAGGGTGAAGCTTACTCTTGGTGGAAACGTTTTACCAAGTGGATGCTTAACCTGTTCTCCGACCAAGACATTCTTAGAATACTTACAGATAGCTTTCTTACCCGTACGGATCCAGATAGCTATTACAAGAAAGAACAGCCGATTAAAAAGAAACAACCGTTACCACCGACTACAGAAGCATTTGTACAACAAACCCAGTTGGACAACAATGCATCCAATGCTCTTTTAGCTAAGAGGATGGAGCCATTGCTCAAACAGAATCCGGTTGAACTGGTACAAGTGGATACAGCCGGAATGATAGCTTACAACCCGGAAACCGGTAAAGTAGAGGTTCCTGTTGTTGAACAAGAGCAGAATGACCAAGCTACCAAAGACATCCTCAACCAAACATTGGTAGGTCTGTTTGACAAGATGGGTAGCAAGAGTCTTGACGCTCAATCCAACACGGTACAGTACAGCTACCTAAATGGTAAACTGGATCGTCTTCGTAAGCAGTATGGTGACAAGGTTGAAATGAAGGATCACTTCAAAGACCTGTTCTCGTTCATCAGAGGCTACATGACAGACCCGGAAATGACCAAGTGGGTTAACCAACGCTTGGATGACAAGAAGACGTTTGTGGACAACATGGCTGAACTGGTAGCAGCCGGTGTACTGGACAAGAGGGTGCTAAAGCAGAATGTGTCTGAGTATCTCTCATTGGCCGATAGCCGCGTTATTTACACTCCACCTATATCAAGTGCTACCTTGAACGAAATGGTGTCTGAAATCGAAGAATACGGAACTGTGTCGGCAGAAGATGATGTAACGACCATCAAGGTCAAGAAAGACTTTGATGTTGTCAGGGGCATCCTTGATTCTTACTACGCTGTTTATGGTGACAGGATTTCAGAGTTTATGAAAATCACCGAAAGTAAAAAGGAGTTCAATGTACAGTTGTCCTACGACCTACTTGAGAAATACAAACAGCAGCTTAAAGATGAAAGAGCTACTTTTGTAGCGGCCAACAACGAATACCAGTTAACCGAAGTAGAGAACAAAGAAGGACGTATGGTGGATGCTATACCTTCTTTGGAATATCTTACGGACGAAGAAAAGAGATACGCTGAACCACTTTTAAACAACGGGGACTTTCCCATACAATGTGGAATTTAACTTATGGCTTGTACAGTACCAAACATTGACGAACTAATAAACCTTATTCAGAATAGGGAAATGGCGTATGAGATACGACCAGAAGATACCTATGAGGATATTGAAAAAAGGTTTAAGCATACATCCGAAAACGTAAAGTTGCGTGAGGAGGATCACGTGTATTACGCTGAAGGAAGATTGTCCGGAAAACAAGAGTTCTCGACAACGGCAACAAAAGACCGGGATAAGATTCTAAATAAAAACAAAGAAAAGAAAGAGTACAAAAGCGATCCCATATTTGCAGAAGCCGGGACCGCCGGTCACAAAGTCTTTGAGAAAATAATAAAAGGTGAACCAGTTGGAACACATATTGGAGAGTGGGAGATTGACCAAACAGTATTGAATCAGATTAGAGATGCAGTGGATTCAATAAAAGCGTATGCTGCCAAAAGACAAAAGGAAATTGATCCGACCAAAGACTTCAAGATTTTTTCGGAACAGATTATCATAAACCCCAAAAAGTCCAGAGCTTCTACCATTGACGTGATTGTTGTGTTCTCCGATAAAACAGCAATGGTCTATGACTTCAAGTTTCAAATTGTTTCTGCCAAAGACTTTGACGCATCAGGAGCTTTCATAAATACAGAGCGTCTTACCAAGAAGTACAAGGAGTACGAAATTCAACTTGGTATTCTTGCGGCGGATGTAAAAGCTGCTTATGGTGTTACCGACGTAATTGCGGGGAGAGCTATTGTACTACCTATCCTTATTGATTCAACGTACGACAAAGTTACTCGAACTTACAAGACCAAGAAAAAGATAACCAAGTTGGCTTCACCGTTTGAGAAAGGATCCGGTGTAACCCAAGCACTGTTGCTTACGGAAAAGGTAAAGGTCAAAAACATCGACAACTTCCTTAAAGACCAGTTTGCAAAAATACGTAAACTGGAAAAGAGTACCAAACAAGAAGATGCCATTGCTGCGGAACAATTGAGAAGTGAAGTAGAAGCTATCGTTATCAATCACGACTTTTCTATTCTTGTTGATAACATCAGAAACCTTTGGGAAGACTACGAAAAAAGAAAGGATGAACCTAAGTTTTTGGCTAATGGTAAGAGCAACTATAAATATTACACTGACAAAGAAGCTGTAGAACTTGTAGGAAAAATAAGATCTGCGGCGGATATGTTTAGTCGTATGGGTGAGTATTATTCCAGGATGTCTAAGTCAAGCGGTAAAGGAAAAGATCTTGCTGATAAAGCCAAAGAAGTTATTGGTCCTTTTACCCAAGAGATTACCTACATGATGACCGAGATGGATGCAATGGTTGTCAACCGGTATGTTGCCGGGCTTTTGGGGGATAATGTTCTTGAGGACGGAGAACTTAAAATGCAACGAGAGGAAGGTAGTCTGAATCAGATGTTCTTTGGATTGTCCGATCAGAAGAACTACTTTATGAGGGCACTCAATGAAATCAAACTTGAGAATGAAAGACAGGTAAACGAGGAACTGGAAAAGTTTATCAAAGACTGGTCGGATGTCAATAATAGTGTAAACAAGTGGATAAATACAAATGGCCGGGCCGCTTTCATAAAGAAACTGGTTAACCCAAAAACCAAAAACCTTATTGGTCAGTTGGATAAAAAGTTCTTTGACGAAAGAAGTGCCAGGAAAAAGATGGAAGATGTTGACTGGTTCAAAAAATACTACGAACCTTACATTACCGAGGAGGAGTTTATTGCTCGGAAAAATCGCTTCAGAGAAACACTGAAGCTGCAAGGTCTTGATAAGAAAAAGATTGACGCAAGGATGGACCAGTACGACAAAAACTTCAATCTTTGGTCAACCAATCCTGAAAGAGCTATCAATGCTTGGACCAACGATAGAGCTGTAAAAATGAAAGAGTCTTTGTTCTCCGACAAGAACTGGATTACAAAAGAGTATGCAGATATTATAGACACTCCTTTGGGAGAGTTCTATAACTTCTATCGCAAAAGCATGGGCAACTTCTTGGGAATGGTAGATGCTCCAGAGAGAGCCAACTTTATACCGTGGATTCGTCAAGGACTGGTAGAAGGATTCTTGAACAGTGAAGGGATGAGTCCTAAGTTACTTGCAGATGCTGTTCTTAATTCCATAATGGCCAGGAACGATTCTGGATACCTGTCAATGGATGAAGGTTCTAAACTCAACAAAGAGGTTCCGGTGTATTTTATGTCACCGGTGCTGGATGACAACGGAAACCCGATTCCTGGAGAAGAGAAGTCTATGGACCTGATGCACTCTCTTCTTATATTTGGTAAGATGGCCATGACTCATAAAGCTGTAAAGCAAAGAGTAGGTATTGCAAACATGTTGGTAGAAGCATACGGCAACTCTCGGTTGTATGAAACTACGGCAAGAGGTAGTCTTAAGAGGGTGGGTTCTGAATTTGCTACTCGTGAAGTAACGGCCAAAGAAAAAGAAATTGCTGAAGCTTTGAGGGACTATCACTTTTACGGTATTGACATGCGCTCCAAAGATGCCATATACAAAATCGGGGATCGTGAGATTTCAAGGACAGAGATTCTGAGAACACTCAAAAGCCGTTGGACAATGATAACCTTGTCTTTTGGCCTTAAACAAGCTCTTGGTGGTTATGTGGCAGCAAAACTTAATGCGTGGATTGATGGATCCAAAGGTGTTCATTACAGCACTGACCAGTTCAACAATGCCGTAAAACTGTACTACAAAGAACCTACTAAGATGTCGGCTCTGGGTTTGTTCATGGATATTTACTCTGAAAGCGTTATTGAAAGAAAACTCAAAGCCGTCGGTATGGACCCGGCGGATATGGGAAAGTTTAGACAAAAAGACTTCATCCGTACCTTCAAAGATCATACGTATGCTCAGTGGTGGAGGAACTTCAACATTGACCGGATGGCAATGGGTGTCTGGAGATATGAAGCTGAAAGTAGGGACAATGCTCTTATAGGTGCGGTATCACAGAACTTTGGTGTCAACAAGAACAACGAGTTTGTCCGTTTCAAGAAACAAGACTTTGAAAAGGACGGTATCACTCTGAAGCAGGAGCTAAAGGATCAAGGGTTCAAACAGATGTACGAAATATTTGAGTACGATGAAAAGGATGGTCCTCGGTTTAATATCAATGCTACTGAACAGGAGAAGCATCATTTGTACATCCGGTTCCGGGAAGCACTGAAAAAGATACGAAACGGAATATCCGGTGAAGTATCTGATGAGGATAAGTCCTACGTCAACATGACCGTATGGGGTATGTTGATAATGCAGTATCGTTCTTGGATGCCTAACATCTTGAAAGAACGCTTTGGTGAGCTGTCCTATGATTCTCGTACAATGGCCGCTGAACAAGGTAGATACCGGGTTGCCTTTAAACACTTGTTCCAAGACACCAGTAAGAAGGATATTCCTTTTACCAATTTGGTACTTACGGGGATGGCAAGGTTTGGTAGAATGATGGCTGAGACAACATACATACCTTCTGCTGTTCGTAGTTTAGCCGGTAAAGAGAAACAGTTTACCCCAGACGTAGAACGATTGGAACTGGAATACAAAGTCTGGAAAGAAGAGAATCCAGACTTAGCTGAACAAATTAGTCTTGAGGACTATGCCGAAATGAGAATATCGCAACTGGGAGCTACCATTGTGGAAATGCGTATGATCTTTGGATTGATTGCGTTCCTGTTGATGCTGTCTGCTGCAATGAAAGCGGATGATGATGAAGAAGATGAGTATGCTCTTCGCTTTGGATATTCCATTATGAGAAAAGCATACTCCGAACTATCCTTTACGGTTAATCCCCTTGAGTACACTCGTCTGACAAAGAACGCTATTCCTTTAGCTGACGCTATTACTCGTGTTTACAAGGCCGCTGTCAATACCTTTGACGAACTAAGAGATACTGTCTATGAAGAAGATTCTTCTTATGATCGCGCGGAGTGGTTCCATTACTCTAAAGGCCTTGTTCCCTTTGGAGCAAACGTGGGTAGATTGTTGGAATGGAGCGAAGAAGACGAGAAGTATCTACAAGAAGGTATCTTTGAGAACCGGTTCTGATGTAGTATGAACCTTTACAACCTTTGTCAAGTCAAGAGCATGGTAGCTGCACCGGTAATACATACCTCTTTCGTTTCTCGGAACGTCGTCGGAACAAACTATTCTTTCAACGTATCCGTGTTCATCACAGATTAGTTCTAAAACATAGACGGCGTGTTTCTTGTCCCGTGTAAGATACCAAGTATTAGCTTCGATTTTCATTGGTAAAAGATTTAAAAAAAGGGGGAGACAGTGGATAAAACCACCGCCTCCCCCTAATAGTTTCTACGGTTTCATTAACCGATCTTTTCGTTTACCCGCGCCATACCTTCGGCCAGGTTGAACATCTGGTTCAGGTGCGAGATACAATCGTTCTGGGATGCAACTACATACCCAATGCGTCCCTTCATATTGTGGAACGCTTCTTTCAGTTCAGCATAACGCTGATGTTGTTCAGGAGTAGCATTGTTGTCTTTCATTACTTCCTCCAGTTGCATCACTTCCTCTTTCCAGATAAATCCGGCTTCGAGTGCAGTAATCTTGGTTTTGGCTACGTTGTTCAGTTCTTCGAACAGTTCACCAACCAGTTCTCCGAGGCGTTCGTTTTTGACCTCGGTGTACATCTGTCTAATCATTGATTTTGATTTTGACGATTTTCTAAAATCTCTCTCTCTGCGTCCGTATCTCGGACAAGTGCTTGTTCATCCGTATATTTCTCCGGATAACGCTTACGTAGTTTGTCGATGTTGAGTTGAAGCAAGTCGCCCTTGGTTTCACCGACTTCGATAAAATTCTTTCCCATGCTCCAGATAAGAGCTGCTGTTTCATTAAAGCTCATGTTGTTGCGGGAAAGAACATTAGCCATGTTCTCCGCAAAAGTGAACCCGGGATTGTTCTTACTGGATAGGTAGAAGAACAGATCAAAGACGCTTTCTGCTTCAAAGTGAAGCTCTTGACCTTTGATGGTGTAGTAGTTGGCAATGTACCACATGGCATCACCCCACTCCTCTCGAATGTTTACTGCATCCAACTCTTTGCCGTAAGCAATATGTTTTTTGAGAGCATCCAGTAACTCACCAATCTCTGTCATAAGTCCCATCTTCATGTGAAGCAGGTTCTTCTGATCAGTACCCAGGTCTTTGAGGGTACGTTTTGCCAACTGTTGGTATTCTTTTAAGCTCAAGCTCATAGTCAATCAGGGGAATAAAGGTAATCAACAATATCTTTTACTTTATTGAGACACGTTTGTTTCTTAAGTAGTAATGCTTTGGTGCGATTGAACATACTGTTCTGTACGTACCAAGATTTACTCTTTTTGAAAAAAACGTTTATCTCGCTCTTTGTCATGTACGGTTGATTATCCATACACACTTCCATTGCTACAGCACGAATCTTTGAAATATTCTTGTTCTTAAAACTATCCAAGAACAGTTCTTCAACAGGTATTTCAAAAGTTTCGGCTGTACAGATAGCGCATAGTGAAAGCAGTTCTTTGGACCCCAAGGTATTCTTATAGGGATCTTCCATTACTACTTTGAGTTTTTGGAAATACTCCCGGTGCGGCCGCTCTACCACACCGGGGTCAAAGGTAGGAAAATTAACCATCAGTTGGTCCGGTATCCGTAGTAAAACTTTTCGTTGACATAGGCTTCCAGTTCCTCACCGTCATAGTGAGCAAGACTTTGTCCCCTACCGTTATTTCTTTTAACTTCTTCGATGAACATTTCTTCATCAAAGTAACGATGGTATTGCTCCGGAATCTCCGAAAGCACACAATCGTCAATGTAGTATTTCATACTTTCCTCGAACGCTTTATCGGCATCGTAATCATCAAAGACGTTGTACTCCTGACCCTCCAACTTGAACTCCGAACCACGTGCCTCCTCCCGGTACATCTCGTTGTCCAAGATAAACTGGAAGATGTCATAGCAACCATTCTTGTCCTGTTCGTTTTCGTTAATGTAATCCTCCACGACTTCCATTATGTCCTTGGGGATAACATTACCGTTGCAAACAAAGAACTCGTTTCTGGTCATTATGCAGAGGGCCATCCATTTCTCCTCCTCTACATCCTCCAACGCGGTAGATAGAGTGTCTTTATCCGAATGAATATAGACGGTGCCGTCCTTGATGATTATGTGCGGAACATCTGTTCTGTTCTTGTCCACGAAGAACTGTCTGATTTTAGATTCAAGCTGATGCATCGCTGTGGTTTTTTAATTGTTCAACAAATACCTTGAGGGTATCCAAAAAGCTCTTTCTCTCTCCTTCGATAATAGACCGAAGACTCTCCCAATGCTTCAAACGAAGATTGGTAATGGTAGATGGAGAACCGAACTTGTACTGGTGTTCGGCTGTTGACCAATGACCGCACTCGATTAACATAATTGCCCTCTCAAGGTGTTTGAGTAAGCTCTCCTCCCTT